TCTTGTTTCGCTTGTTTTATAATCTCTTCATTTTCATAATAATCATCACAATTAGGGTCACCAGGATCTTTTTTTGCACAATTCAGCATGTGTTCGAAATCCTTACTTGATTTTTCGTCATTTAAATTATTTTTTTGAAGAGCGATTTCTGCCATTTTTAGCTTCAGTTTTTCGTTTTCAATCTTTGTTTGCAGCGCATGTTTAGCCATTGAATTATTGTTATTCTTTTCAGTTTGAAAATTCAAAGTTAATACATCAATTTCTGAAAGTATACTATCTACCCATGTTTTATACATTTTTTTTAGAACTTCATTTTTTTCTTTTATTATTTCTACTTTTTTTGTAGTGTATGTGTTCTGTAATTCTGACATTTTCTTCTCAAAATCAACACGATTATCTTGTAATACCGTTGTCTTTTTAGCGCGATCTACCATGACCTCATACTCATCTTTTAATGCGTCGAGTTCATTTGTTAACTTTTTCGTTTTATCTTCTAGTGCCTCCGATTGTCGTTGTTGTTCAAGAGTTACCAGATGTTGCATTGTTTCTAAATCTTTCTCAACAGACAATGGAACCGCTCTTTCGAATTTTTGTGAAAGCCCACTGCGAGTAAGATGTATTAAATTGTTTTCAGCATCATCTCGTATTTCTGTTTCATCATCGAAATCTTTATTTGTTCTATTCATCTCGATATTGGATATAAACCGAAAATCATCTGAATTTTCAAATATAGTATGAAATTGATCTGAAGTAAGTCCATTGAATTTATAGATTAATGGTTGATAACGTATTTTATTGAAAACATGAAAAAATTCTTCTACAATAAACATAAAATTCTCATGTTCGATATCTTTCTGGTAATCGACGTTATGTTTAAGAATAAATGTTTTGTCTCTCATTTTATCCAACTCTGGAAATGCATCTTTAAATGATTGGCTTTTATATGAATCTGGTTTATGGTGTATACGATTGTTGTTAAAAACAATAGAATCGCGTAAAAACTCATTCATATAATGAATTGCAAACATCACATTTAGGCCACTAAAAAAGTTCATATAATGAGGATTTGTCAACTCTACAATTTCATCAGGATGTAATGAGAAAGATTCTAAAATCTTTGTTTGTAAAACGCCCTTTTGTCTATTTTGCAATTTAATTTCCGAAATATCATTTTTGAATTTTTTTTCAAGCATCGTTTTTGTATTGCGTACATACTTCATAAAACTATTCATCGTATGATTGATTTGATTACCCCTATCTGTATAGAGTGATTTTGATTTTTCATATTCAATTTTTATTTTATCGATTTCTTTTTTTAAATCTTCACTATTTTTATTGAATAATTCAATAGATGCATTTAATTCGTCTTCTGGCAAATTTGCGTCTTGTAGTAATTTTGACACCGCTTCAGTAAACGAGTTTCGAATTTTACGAATTCGTGTCAATAGTACGGAGGTATTGGATTCTGTTTTTTCTATGAATAATCTCGTGCTTTCTACAATTTTCAATCGTTCCAATATTCGCGTGATTTTTTCTTCATAGTCGTTTAAAATTCGCATTAATTCTACATTTATTTCTAAACTAAATGGAGCGTGCCAAAAACGCATCGGTTTATTTTTGCTGGTTAAAACAGGCTTTCCTTCATAATCAGTAATATCTGTGAATTTAATGGAATGTGTATTGTCTTTATTATCTAGTTGATCTGAATATTTGGTCATTGCATCATTGTGATTATCAGTAAGACGTTTAATTAAACCTAAAAATTTAATGCTATAATCTGCAACTAACTCATATTCTTTACGTTTATTGTGTGCAGCAAAATATTTGTTTGAAGACTTTTCATGTTGGTTTGATTCGATAAGTCCTCCATTCTGGTTACCACCACCATTTTCATCATCTGTATCACCATCATCTTCTCCTATTTTATTAGGATCCACATCAACATTGTCTTTATACTTGGTATTTAAATGAAAAATGTGTGATATAATACTATTATATTCATTTTGTAGAGCTTGTTTTAGAGATGTTAAGCTATCGTCATATGCCATTTTAGGGTAACGATATGGAGTAATTGAGTCAATGATATTTTCTTGATTTATTTCAGAAACAGGCTCTTGTGATTTGGCTTCACTTAAATATTCGTTTAAAAAACTAAATAAATTAGGATATTTTTCGGTATCAAAAGGTTTTAATACCCCATCGTACATTTTAATAAACACATTTGTATAAAATACTCTGCCTTTGAAAAAATAATAGAACAGTAAAATATAAAAGTCACCTTCATTATTTAATTTCACACCTGCTGTAATAGTGTTTGGGTCGTTCTTGACGTTTTTAATCTGTTCTTGGGTAAAGTGTGTAGATTCTATGTCTTTGCCAGTATGTCTAATGATAATACCTTTTGTTGCAGCTTTATCTATATTGATAGTAGTTTCTTCTGAATTTACTGGGAGTGAACTACTTGTATCTGTCATTTATATTATACTACTATACAAAATAATGTTCTAAATATTATTTTGTTATATGAATAATTACTAAAATATTCATTTTTTGCCATTATTATTGAAATGATCGTCAACTTTATCTTTAACCTCCGTTCCTACTGTTCTTTCTTCTCCTTCAACTGATAATTTAGGATCTGAATCTGAAACTGAATCTGAATCTGAAACTGAATCTGAAACTGAAACTGAATCTGAATCTGAATCTGAATCTGAAACTGAATCTGAAACTGCAACTTGGGTTTGGTGTAATTTTGGATCTTCAATGTTTTGATTTGTCTCAATTTGCTTTTCGATTTCTTTAATTAAATTTTCTCGAAACAAATTTTCAAGTTCAATCTCAATAATATCTGAAATTGTAAGTGGGTTTAATGGTCCATCATCCATAACATTATAATCAATAATAGTATCTTCACCGCATTTTACATCGTTTTTTTTATTTTGGAATAAATAGTTTACAAAATCATTGACTTCCCAATCTCTCATTTCTTTGGTATTTTCTCTTAAATGCACTTTTATTTGATTTACATCTACAATATGATTTGTACATTTTTTACATCTTACGAAAAAAACTTTTTTTTGGTAATCCATTTATAATACAATGTTATTTTTTCTTTTTGTGTTTCTTTTACGTTTTTGTTTATTACTACGAGTTTTTTTGCCACCTAGCTTCCTTCCTAAACCATTGCAATTAATAATATCTAATGGCTCAAAACTATATGTATATTCGTTATCTATTTTTATCACGGTACATTTGTAATCATCATACTCCATTATTCTATATACTATAGAATAATAATTTACTTACGGCGACTTCCTTTGCGTTTTCGTGATCCCTTCTTCTTCTTGGATCGTTTTTTCTTGGAAGCTTTGCTGCGGCGACGGCGAGAACGACGCTTACCACCTTTGATTGAGTTTGATGTTACAAGGTCAGGGTCAGGGTTAGGGTTAGGGGTAGGGGTAGGGGTAGGGGTAGGGGTAGGGTTGGGGGTAGGGTTAGCGTTAGGGTTCGAGTTAGGGTTAGGGTTAGGGTTCGAGTTAGGGTTCGAGTTAGGGTTAGGGTTAGGGTTAGGGTTAGGGTTGGACTGATTATCTCCTTCTGCGTTTGCGTCTGCGTGTGCGGCTTTTTTTGCTTCTGCGGCTTCGTCTTCGTTTTCGTTTTCGGCTGAGGGTGTGCCTTCGTCTCCGGCTACGATTGCATCGAGTGTTTTATTTTGTACTTTACCAAATTGATGTTCTTTTGCACCTTTACTCTTTTCCTCTTCTGATAAAAGCTTTGTAATCCCTCCTTCACCTAATTCAGCGACAATACCTGTGATATAAATCTTATCATTATTCATACTATACAATAGTAAGATATTTAAATTTATTCAAAATGTAAAATATTTTTCTCTATTTCTAAATACAATGGATCACGATCCATTTGAGAGATCCAAAAACCGAACCTATTTTCTAAAGCACGAAATCCGATACAAAATTCCACACATGCTTTTTTGAAACAGAAAATTTCTGAACATTGCACTAATTCAAATGTATCTTTGTGAAGTGTAATCACACGATGAAAATATTGTCGTGGCCATTTTTCTTCGCTAAAATGAATGACCCCAATCAGTTCAGATTCACCGTAGGACACAAATCCGGTGGATCCTTTCATGCCACGAAACCGTTCGTCCATTGGTTTTCGAATGCAAATTTCCAATCTTCCTAAATTATTTTCATCTGGTACGATTTTCCCAATTTCCAAAGGACTCCAGCGATATACAAAGCCATCGGCATCTGCAAGAGGAATGGGCGCCCAATTTTTCTCACACCAGGTATCATAAGGAGGTTTGATCAACTGCATGTTTTTCATTTCCTTGGTGTCTACATCATAATCACCACGCACCATACGAATACGATCACAATATGAATACGTTAATGTGCTTCCAATAAAGCTGAGTTTTCCGGTTTCCTGAGATGAATACAAACGAATGTCTTCAATACCCTCGCTAAATGTATTTTTCAACGGTTCTAAAGAAGTTACATTTTTCATCAAATCATATTTCAAAGGAGTTGGAATGTTTTCTACAATAACTAAAGGTGACAATACATTCAAAGTACGAATGACTTGTTCATCGTCCGGATAAAAATAACACCCATTGTCATAAATCCAGTAATTGACATAACGCGTGGTTAGGTATTCTTTACCTTCGTGACTTGCATACGACGCAGACATTGGACGGTATGGAGACAAATTTGGATAATAATATTCCACTAATTTGCAATTGGGAGAATCCTTCAAGATCCGGTAGCCATATGTTTTTGGTATAAAAATCATAGAATCGCTATGATCCCCTTGGTACCAAACCGGATCCCAATTGGTATGCGTTTCCAACCAAGCCCAAAAATTGACATCCCATGTCAATTTGCCGTGACAATGTTCAATAAACTGTTTAAAATACTTTTCATAAGAATGATAAAATCGAATGATCGCATTTCTCGACCCCATAAAAAAGGATCCACAAAATCGCCAATGAACATTGTCTACGACATCTGCATCTTTGGAAAGTTCCCCCCAACAACCAGGAATGTACATACGGTCTTCTTCGTCAACGTACAAATGTGGGTATGAATAGGTTTTCACTAAATGTTCCCATGAAGAATCATGCTGAATCAATTCTACACAATCAAAGTCCATGTAAATTGAGTATTTGTGAGAGTCAGAAATGTTTTTAAACATTACATACACCTTTGTGTGCATATTCCATAAATGTGCCAATGTGTCTTTTTCGGTATTTCGAATGGCAGGAAGTTCAGTAATGCTCTCATTATACCATGAAACTTCTCTCAATGATGGTATTTTTTTACAAACAATGTTTGTGTTATTCGTTTTTACAGAAACTGTTTCGTAGTCGTGATCAAACACAAATAATTGCAAAGGTATTTGTCTCTGTATCCATTTTTCCAATCTAGTTTCGTCGTAGTGAAACATACATGATACAAAAACAGTGGCCATTTACAATATGTCTATTCTAGTATTTAATACGTTTTAAATGAAAAGAAATTAAACAGAACGCAAAATACTCGATTATAATGACACTTACCATTGTAACATCATTCCTGAATTATTATCAAATGCCGTTGGAAGAAAGCACGGTAATGTTACGGTTACAGAAGATTCATGTGTTGTTGAAAATGAAAATCCCTATCGTGGTATATGTAAGTCCAGATTGTTTAGAACCATTGAAACGTTACATTGGGAAATGGTTTTCAAACCAAAACCATATTAAATTGGTACCTTTGGCAAAACACATATACGATTCTTCTTATGCTTTCCTAATCGCGAAGAACATCACATTGAATCTACCCAAGAATCGATTGCCTCCTAAAGATACGATTGAATATATGTGTTATTTGCATAGTAAAATAGGTTTTTTACAGCAAGTAAGTACGTTGAATCCATTCCGATCAAAACATTTTGCATGGATGGATTACGACATCGGTTCGATGTGGAACGACAGTTCAAAAAATACGATGTTTTTACAGCACATTGCCAAACATGGTATAAAACGAGTAACGCATATGCCACCAACGGAATTCAGTCCTTCTCTACCAGTATTGTCGGCAAACGAAATTATCATACCCACTTGCTGGGATAAATGCGATTTCCAAATAGAACAATTTTGCGACAACGTATGCTGGCGTTTTTGCACGAATTTCTTTATAGGAACTTCAGTCGCGATCCAGCATTTGTATTATTTGTATACGGAATGTTATGAAATATTTTTGACAAAGCATAATACTATGGTATGGGACATGAATTTTTTCGCGTATTTAGAAAAAGAAAAAAACTGGAAACCGATTACATACAAAGCAAATCATGACGATAGTATGATTCAGAATTTTCCGATCTTTACAATGGCAACCTTTTTAGACGGAAAAAAGCACGAATATCGTTTTCCAAAAGAAGATGCGTTTTTACCATCTTCTCTTTCATGTGTGGAACATAACGGAAAGAAGCATTTGAATGTACGTTATGTAAATTATGAATATTTACCAAGTGGTCACTGTAAAAAATGCGACTATGTATGTACAGTAAATAAATACACGACACTGAATGACGATTATACGGTGACAACCGAGTGTCAATATTTAAAAGAAGATGTAGAAACGACAGGATTACAAGAACCGGATCCAGAAGAAATGTTTCAAGGTATCGAAGATATTAGACTGTATACGTATATGAATTCGCTTAAATTTAGCGCAACCACTGTGAATTTTAGCGGATGTGCACGAAGTCGTATTGTGTACGGTGATTACGATATTTACAATCATTCATTGAAAAATGTCAAGGTGATCCCTTCTCCGAAGGATGCATTCAAAGAGAAGAATTGGATCCCTTTTGTGCCAATTAAAGAGCCGTATCGTAATTATTTTATTTACAGTTGGACACCCTTTTGTATAGGCGAAGTAAATGAGAGAGGAACATTGGACATGATACATATTCAAAGTGTTCGTTATCCGTTTAAAGAAGAAATTCGTGGATCGTCGAATGTGGTGTATGACAATGGAGAATATGTAGCACTTGTTCATATTAGCATAGAAGAAACTTTACCAAAACAGTACTATCATATGTTGGTCTGGTTGGACGAAGATACATATTGTCCAAAACGAATGTCCAAGCTGTTTTGTTTCGAAAAATACGGTGTGGAATTTTGTTTGTCTATGATGATCGAAAAAAATGAATACATGTTTTTATTTTCGAGCGAAGATCGTAATCCAAGTTGTATGAAAATAGAGAGAAGTATTTTGGACAACACAAAAATCGATTTATAAAGTGCAAAATTGAATAAACAATGTCTTTATACAACAATTATAACTTATAAAATGAAGATCACACATTACTCACCGATTGTGCAAAACGCAAATATTGTTCTATGTTTCGATGTCGAAACAAATGGGTTGCTAAATACAAAGCGACCTTTGCCGCGATTAGAAGAATGTCCTCATACATTGCAAATTAGTTATGCAATGTATGATTTGGATCGTAAATGTTTGTTAAAAACGGTAGATAGTTATGTGAAAATTCCGAGTCATGTAACAATACCTCCAGAAGCGGCAAATGTGAACAAAATTACTTTAGAGATGTGCAACGAAGGATATCCAATGGTGGAATTATTGAGAGAATTTTACGTGGATTATCACTTGTCAAAAATATTGGTTGCGCATAATTATCATTTTGATTCGGCAATGTTGAACATAGAATTACAGCGAAATTGGCATGAGTTGCAATCGTTTTATCCATATGCGCTGAATTTATTCAACCCAACCTATATGAGGGAACGCAAGATGCGATATAAGTGTACAATGATGGATTCTACAGATTTATGCAAAATCCCCCATGCGAAACCAGCAAAAGAAGGAAAGCCGCAGACGTTTAAATGGCCAACATTAATAGAACTTCACAAACATTTATTTAATTATGAACCGATCGGTATGCACAATTCTATGATGGATGTATGGTGTACATTGCGTTGCTATTTGATGATGGAACGTAATATAGTATTGAATATAGTCGATGATCAAATCCATTTATAATTATTTCTCTATTATTTCTCTATTATTTCTCTATTATTTCTCGTACAACATATTCAAAAAAAAATTGGATTGCTTTACCAATCCAACAAAACAAGATTCCAATGTAATTAGGTAGCTTGTGTACTTTTTCTTTTTTATTGCCATCCCATACTTCAAACATGTAATGACCCTTTTTAAACAAAAAATCAAACTCGTTTGTATTGTCTGGAAATACCAATTGATAAAAGGTCATATCGTAATTGATTTCTGCACAAGTTTGATTGGCCCCAACGAATAAAGTATCGTTTCCATGTGGAAATTGTTCGCCACATAATCCGTAGGCACCATCAACTACTTCGGTACCTTCGACCAGACTACAGTGATCACAGTACAAAGGAATATTGGTACTCCCTTTAATACAACCGCCGAGTTCGTCATTATTTGTCCATGATTTGTGCCATTGGTGACGAATAAAAAAAGCAGTGGTACCGCATTGAAATTTAGTATGAAGATCTTTATACAAAGTGGGTCTTGTACATAGTACATGATCCAAGTATTGATTCAGCCAATAATTTTGTCCATCAAAAAAATGTGGTTCTATTCGCATTTTGCGTTGAATGTTTCTTGCAGACATTTCGATTTGATGAGAAGTGAGCCCACATGCCAATTGAAAGGCAATTATTGCACCAACACTATCGCCGCACAATAGTGTTTTTTTGTAAAAATCTTCTCCCCACTGTTTTTTCATGGCATGTGCGACCCCTACAAAATAGGCGACTCCACATGCAGCTCCTCCAAAGTAGATAGAAGGGGGTATTTCTTTCATCTACTGTAAATAAGATATGATTTCTTTAATCATATCATCTGGGAATTTACTTTTTTCAAACATTTTAATTTTTTGGTATGTTTTGAGTTTGTTTATGAATGATAAATATTCTTTGGCAATATCAATAACGCCGCATGCAGGTGACCAATTCCCAGAACAAGTCATGGTAGTGCAACATGGACACCCCTGCTCTTTTTTATATTTATTATATAATCGTTGGGGGAATTCATATGGGGCATACGATATACGTTTTTCATTTACCTTCATTTTTGGGGGGTAAAATGGATAATTGCATGGAAGTTCTGCATTGAATGATCGATCTTCCATTACAAATTGAACGGAATTGGAAAGAGGTTTTGTTATTTTAGCTTGCGGATTCTTTTGAAATTCTTTTAAAATTCGACGTTTTTGATGAGGAAACATTTTTATATAAATGCAAAATGTATTTATATAAGTTTATATAATTTCAGTATCGATAACTGTAGAAACATCCTGTTCTCCTAAGAAGAGCACATTTCACAAGCAGCTTCTTGTTCTTTTGGAACAGCATTTGGTTCTATAGTAAATTGTTGTGCATGATGACGTGGACGCCTGCGTAGGTAATAAATGCCAGTTTTCAAGCCTTTATTCCAACTGTAAAAGTGCATGGAAGTCATGGAATTGTAATTGGGGTCTTCTAACCAAAGGTTCAAACTTTGGCTTTGGCAAATAAATGCGCCTCTATCTGCTGCCATATCAATCAATTCTCTCATAGGAATTTCCCAAACGGTTCTGTATTTTTCACGAATTAGAGGGTCGATATATTCCATGGATTGAATGCTTCCATTGTTTGCAACCATTTGATTTTTGAATGCTTCATTCCATACCCCTTTTTCTATCATTTCTTTCATTAAGTGTTTATTCACCAAAATAAATTCACCAGCTAATGTTCGTCTACTGTAAATATTACTCGTAATTGGTTCGATACATTCATTATATCCCATAATTTGAGATGTGGATGCAGTAGGCATGGGAGCAATCAGTAATGAATTGCGTATTCCATGTGTTTGAATGTCCTCTTTCAAAGCATCCCAGTTGTATCTCGTGTTTCCAGGAGTGACCCCCCACATATCAAATTGTAAAATACCTTGTGATGCAGGCGATCCTTTGAACGTTTCATAAGGACCATCTTGAATTGCAATTGCACATGATTCTTCTAACGCAGCGTGGTATATTGTTTCGAATATATTTTTATTGAGCGTCTTTGCTTCATCACTGGAAAAGGAAAGATTGAGCATGAAAAAAACATCTGCCAATCCTTGTACGCCTAATCCAATGGGTCTATGTTTCATATTGCTTGTTTTTGTTTTTGGTGTAGGATAGAAATTCACATCAATTACTTTATTCAAATTGAATGTTACTACACGAGTAATTTTGTGCAACATATCAAAATCAAATTCTTTGGTTTCACTATTTACAAAAGCAGGTAATGCAATGCTTGCTAAATTACATACTGCGGTTTCGTTGCTATCCGAGTATTGCACAATTTCAGTACATTGTGATGTGCGAATGCCGTTGAAAATACCAGCATGCGCTTTCGGTTCTGTAAAACAAAACGAATCATCTACTTTAGGCGAATTACATACTTTTAATACACGAACGGTTGGACACATATCCAAAGATTTCAATTCTTCTTCTGCGAATGGCAATTCATCCCATGTAAATGTACTAAAAGAGATATCTTCAAATTTTTCCTTTAAATAACGCAATTGAACAAAATTCATTATCCATGATCCAAATTTATCTGCATCTGTTTGTGCATCTACTGCAGTATATCGAATGATTGTATTTACACCACATGTTTGTAGTAAAAATTTCAAATCTTCTAACACAACTTGTGAATAACTATTTACATATATCAATTTAGAACCGTTATTTTTAGCAAGTACCACATACGGCTCAATAAACGCAGAAAACCATGACATTTTGTCTTTTACAGTATGATTAATCGGTATATGTACGCTTTCAACTGTTTCAAATGTCATTTTCAAATGTTTTACACCACTGTTCCAACCTTCTTCAAACGCTTTGCCTTCAGGAAACATTTCTGGGCCATCAATCACTGGGAAACCACTTTCTTCTAACAAATCACCAGCAACTAGCTCTTGTGCTTCTTTTACAGTAGCACTACCTGTACCATCACGAATATAGAATTTGTGGTAAGGAGTGCACGTTAAAGTGGCTCCATCCGATGTATGTACCTCTACAAAATTTACATTTTCGCCGGTTTTCATGATTTCTACTTCGCTGAATTCCGCACCATTCCAAACATTAACAGTTTTGCGTTCAAGTTGTTCACTTACAGGATAGTTTTCAGGCCACAATGCATAAATAGGATAATACCCATCGGATGTCAAAATTTGAGTACCTGGACTTACACATAAATTCGATGATTTGATAACACCGAGATTTTTCTGGTTCGACTTTTCATTGCAAGCATCTTTAAATAATATATACGGTGTACCAGTTTCCATTTGTGAGTCTAGTATTTGAAACCATAAATCACGTGCATTCATGGTTGTTCGTCCTTTTCCGTCTTTCTCATATTTTTCGTACAGTTCAACAAAATCATTTCCGACCACATCTGACAACCCAGGACATTCAGCAGGACACATTAATGTCCATTTACCGCCAGTTTTTACACGCTCCATAAACAAATCAGGAACCCATAATGCATAAAACAAATCACGTGCTTTCAATTCTTCATCTCCGTGATTTTTCCGCATTTGCAAAAACATTTCAACATCTGCATGCCATGGCTCGATATAAATGGCAAAAGATCCGTTTCTCTTACCTCCGCCATTGTGTACGATACCATTATGGATCATGTAATCGTGAATATCCGTCATTTGAAGATCATACAAAGTACCGTGATATTCGCTTTCTTCAATGTTTTTTATACGCGAAAATAGTAAATTTTCGTATCTTAAAAACTTAAAAAACATTCCTCTATCTACCTCTGGTGTGTCGCACAATTCACAAATTTCTTGAGTTTTTGGTATACGCAACACATACGATTTTTTACGGTTTGTGATGGAACCACGCGACGTTTGGTGTGTTTGACCAATTCGATTGCGAACGTATCCACTTGACAAAATGCCAAGACGCAACAATAAATAACGTAATCCTTCAATCAATAACCGAGATGTACTGTCAAAAACGTATTCTTTTTGTTTACAACCGTCTGTGTCCAATAAGCCTTTGATAATGTATTTCGCTTTAGACATTGGTAAATGTAACCATTTGTTTGCAATCCGCTTATCTTTCGTTGTGTCATACAAATCACTGTGCCTAAATGGCATAGCAATGTTTTTGTTCCATCGTAAACGTACACAATTTTCATATTGTTCGTCTAGGTGATACTGGATACATTTGTTTGTAAAATATTTTTTCGCAAATTCGATAATTTGTTTTTTGGAGTTTTTATTGAGAGAAATATACCCATTTAAATATTTACTAGACATGGAGCCATCTCCAAGCAGGATACCATACATGTAACAGTCATCTGTTGTGATCGATGCAACGTCTTTTTCATAAGATGGTATTGAATATACAATAAAATCGTCTGTAGTCACTTTACATGCCTCCACAAATTCACACTTGGCGATACCTTTATTTAATCGATTTTGAATAACTTGATAGTTCAATCCTTTTTCTTGACCTTGCAATACATACAACGGATGTTCTGGTGTGACTTGCAAAGGTTCGATGCTATGTGTATTTTTTATTTTCAACATGGACCCTTCATATGAGTGCTCTAAAACGTTATATATGAGTTCTGCATTTCCTTCGCTGTTGAAAATGTGTGTTTCATTGGCCATTACGTTTTCTATTTCCATAGGACCATTTGTTGTATAAATATACGTATTAGGCGTTACACATTGGTCAACGTATTTTGCAGTATTATTGAATACTTTTAGCATTGGTACAATGCCATTGGATGTGCCGTTGGTTCCACGTATTTGGCTTCCAGATGCACGAACATTGTGGATGTGCAATCCAATACCACCGGCCCACTTGGAAATCAATGCACAATCTTTCAATGTATTGAAAATACCGTCTATACTATCTTCTTCCATTGCCATCAAATAACACGAACTTAATTGTGGACTTGGTGTACCAGCATTGAACAAAGTGGGGGTAGCATGAGTAAAATATTTTTGAGACATGTATGTATATGTTTCAACGACTCTATCCCAATTTCGATCATGTATTCCTATAGCAACACGCAACCACATGTGTTGTGGTCTTTCTACTATTTTTTTGTTAATTTTCATTAGATATGCGCGTTCTAGAGTTTTGAAACCAAAAAAGTCAATCGAATAGTCACGGTTATAGTCACAAAGGTTATCCACCTTTTCTTTGCCATAAAAAGACACTGTTTTATAGAATGATTGTGACACAAGTGGATAATTAGACCCATGTTGATCTTTGTAATTGTGTAAATCTTTAATAACTTGATAAAAGGAAGGTTTTGTGTTTTTATGGTGATTGGATACAGTTATACGACCTGCGAGTACATTATAATCAGGATGAGTAGATGATAACGACGCACATTGTTCTGCAGTGAGTTCGTCGATTTTTGTCGTAGATATACCGTCATATAGCTGATCAATAACTTTCATCGCTAAAGATGTATAATTGATTTTTATGTTTGCTTCCTGGCCCACTTTTTTTATTCTTTTCAAGATCTTATCAAAAGAAACATTTTCCTTATGGTTGTTGCGTTTAGTAACAAACATGTCTGCATCTGAAGTGGAAGCCATTTATATTTTAACATATATTTTGTTTATATTTGTTCGAAATGATTATTTGCAATTGTCATTTTTCGAATTCATATAAATATAAAAATCCTATAATTTATATATGCAAATTGTATTGTTTTTTATCACAACCGCGACTGCGTTGTACATTCACAAATCTCCTTTAAAAACATTTTCATTGCACTGTAAAAAACATTATCCTATCTCTCAAACGTATTTTGAAAATAATTTAAGACGATTGAATTCAAAAAACAGTACTGTACGTGAGAATGCGATTTTACATGGAGATGCTTTCAGTAAACAATATTTCCAAAAATACAAAGAACATGTCGAAAAGGAATTTCCAGATTTTTTCAATCAAAGTCAAGTCACAGAAGAAGAAAAAGAGGACTTGCGAGAAATATTTGGATTTATTCCTCCCATTTACAGAGAAGACAATGAGCCCATATTCAACGGTGAACAAACGCCTATTTTCGAAGACACACCACCTATAGACGTCAATACACCATACGAAGAAAGAAGAAAACGAGCTAGACAAGACCATCCGTATTTCTTTGTTATGAATCAACAGCGTAACACAAACCAACCGCGTACCACAAAATCTTCTGAAAATTTTCATGTTGTCGAAAATGTGCCGGATAATTTCAAAAGTATTGGCGGATATGATTCTATAAAAGAGGAACTGAATCAATGTGTCGATATATTGCAAAATTACGAAAAATACTCTGCATTTAATATAAGAATTCCTAAAGGTTTAATATTAGAAGGACCGCCTGGTAATGGAAAAACGTTACTCGCAAAGGGGTTTGCTGGTGAAGCAAATACGAGTTTTATTGCAGTCGCTGGTAGTGAATTCCAAGAAAAATATGTAGGGGTAGGATCATCACGTGTAAAGGAATTGTTTAAATTGGCAAAGGAATGCAAGCCTTGTGTTGTGTTTATAGATGAAATTGATGCAATTGGAAGAAAGCGATCTGGTGAAGGAGAATCCGCTGGTTCTGAACGCGACAATACATTAAACCAGTTATTGGTGCAAATGGATGGATTTGAAAACAGTGATGGAGTATTTATAGTAGGTGCAACAAATCGTGCTGATTTGTTAGATCCAGCTTTATTGCGACCAGGACGTATTGATAAACGCATTTTCATAGGACTACCGGACAATCAAACAAGAAGCGCAATCATTCGTATTCACATTCAGGGAAAACCTCATGATAACACAATTATTCATGAAGATATTGTAGATCTAACAACCGGTATGTCTGCTGCACAAATTGAAAACTTGTTAAATGAAGCAATGTTATATGCGTTGCGTGATAAACGTTTTGTTTTTTGTATGGATGATATCGAAGTTATACTGAATCGTGTAATGGCTGGTTGGCAACCAACTGAACATCAATTTACGGAAGATATGATTGAACGTATCACTATACATGAAATGGGACATGCAATCGTAGGATTATTAATGAAATCTCATAGTCGTATGACCAAAATAGTGATAAATTTATCTTCCCCCAAAACTCCAGGGTATACTGTATTTGAAGGGAGTACCTCCAATTTATATACTCGCGAATCTTTATTTGAACATCTAATGATTTTATTGGCTGGACGCATTGCAGAAGAAGTATTTTATAATGTATCTGTTACAACCGGTGCTATAAATGATTTTGAAGAAGCATTGAAACTGGCTGAAAAAATGGTGGTATTTTATGGTATGGGTGAAAGTCTTATTTATCCGTCTAATAGTGAAAAATTTAAAACACAAATTGATGAACAAGTGCAAATATTAATACAAGATGCCTATAAAATGTCGTATTTTATTTTACAGAACTGTAGAGATATTATATCAGAATGTTCTGAAATATTAATACGAAAAAAAATATTGAAACGTAAAGAATTATTTGATATGATTTGGGAGAAATCACCAGAAATTATGGAACTTTATTAGTAAAATTAAAAAATTGAAATAATATACTAATTTTAATTAATTGCGAAAATATCATAATAAAAAACACTTATGCTTTTATTATAATATGATCAATACTAATACAGACAAATTGGCATGTTTTATACATAGTACAACTCTTGACTTATGGAAAGATTCTTTATTGATTGGCATTCTAGATAGATTGAAAATGAGTGGTTTGTTATACCGACTACATCACTTGTGTGTTATCAACACCGGACAAAATATAGATAACGCTCGTTTGGAAAAGGAATATGCTCCTTTAAAAATTGTATATTACTCTGAAAATACAATGGAATTCGAAAATGCAACCATTCGTTTTTTAAGCGTGTTTTCAAAAATGAACCCAGAATACAAATTGTTATACATGCATACAAAAGGAGTATCTTATACACCAGATCATGTTTTTTATTCTGGAATACAAGAATGGAATCGTTATATGATGTACAGTTTAGTAGACAAATTTGAAAAATGCTTAAGTATTTTGAAAGTATATGACACCGTCGGTGTTAACTATAGACCCACTGAACATGGTAATGGTCAACATTATAGTGGTAATTATTGGTGGGCAAACTGTAATTATATTGAAACTCTCCCTATTTCTTATTTGAAGGATAAATATCATCCAGAATTTTGGCTGTTACAGAATGATCCTTTGTTTTTCAATATTCATACGATCGAACACATGTATGAACAAACATATCCTGTAGAAAATTACAAAGAAAGCGTTCAACGAGGCTTTGATGAAAACATTATTTTTTGCAAAGTTGGTTTCCCACGGACCGGTTTGTGTAATCAATTGTATAACATTGCGAATTCTATGATCCTTGCTGCTGTACAAGATGGGGCCAAAGTTATTATTTTAGACGATTTTATCAAAGATATTTACTCTCTCGAAACTATTCCTGCAAAAGATGTTCTCAATATAGAAGGAACAAATAAGGTCCTTGAAAAATATAACATAACACTCATTTGCAAATCTGATGTAAAAATGACGTTAGATAAAGTGGAATATGGTTTGAAGGATGTAAATGTCGTTGATACAACACAAACTATACGTGATTGTTTTTATCGTGATAATTGTTTGTACATACCACAATGGACTGGTTTTAACGACGTTGTTGGGATTGATCCTTGTCCTCAAATGCGGAAGCAGATTTATGTTTATTATTCTCTCAATGGAATATCTTTTATGAAAACCTTTCATGAACGAAAATTGATTTTCAACAGCCCTATCGAAATAAACTTTTTGGACTACAGTGCCAAACCCTGTAATCATAAATTGGATGAAAGTTCTCCGTGGTTGACAAGAATCAATCGTGATGACGCGAAAGAATTGAAACCATTATTTGATTCCTTTTTACGAGACTTGCGATATCAATCTTGTTTCTACGAAAAAGCGCATGATTTTTTGAAAGACATTGATTTATATAGTAAAGTGAATGTATGGCATGTTCGAAATGAAGCGGATGCAATGGAGCATTGGGGAAAACTAAACAATATGACTTCCAGTGAATATCAAACTTTATATGAAACCAAATATATCAATTGTGTCCGTAAAAATATTAATAAAAGTGATGTAAATATTGTGTTGACGTCATTAAAAGAAAATAATAATATTATCGAAACTCTTAAGTACGAAGGTTATCAAATTTATGTGCACTCTAATATTGAACATATTGGTCGCGAACTCAATGGATTGATAGATATGCTGATCGGTACATCTTGTAACCAATTATTTATTGGTAATTTTAATCCACATACATTACAAGGGTCTACATTTAGTTATACTTTATTTAACATATTGAGAGAACATCATCTCAGTAGTTTGGTTCTGAACATGGATGATATACATGAAGACGTACATCTCTTATTTTGAAGATAATAATTGTATAATATATTTAGCCATAATATACAATGAGAGGAACTAAAACGCGTGTTTTAATATTACTAGGGGGTATTCTTCTAGTGACATTAGCAATTCATTTTTTCATGTTGAAAGAAACATCAGTAGAGGGATTTGATACTTCTACTGAAACAAACACTGAATCTACTACAACATCGGAATCGTCCACAACAGGTCCAGTTACAACAGGTCCAGTTACAACAGGTCCAGTTACAACTGAAATGACAAATGAACTTACACAAGATCCAGAAGTTCGAGATGCTGTAATGACAGCATATAGCAATGCACGAAATATGTCGAATGAAGACAAGGGTAAGATTGTGAATGGTCTGAAAGCAAGCGTTACTAAAATAGGGGACAAAGCAAAACAATTGATAGATAAAATGGTGCCATCTGCACTCGGTATGGATACGAAAGAATCATTTATTTCTGGAGCTTTGTCAATGTATCCAATAAATGATTAATCCAATTTGATTAATTGTACTTTGTTTGGAATACAATTTGTATTTTCTATTTGTGAGATTACTACAACGGTTTTGTTTTTTTTCTGTGGTGCACGATGAGCAAACCCTTCTACTCGCTCTTTCAAAACAATATCCCACGCTTCACATATAACAGGAGTTGCTGCGTTGAACCATTCCATATTTCTTTCCACCTCTACAGACGAATACTCGTCTAAATACCAGTAAAATCTATCATACAAAATATGGGTATCACTCAAAGAACATACTTTATTATCAATCCATGTTTCAATATCAATTGTGTGCAATGGCACGTAAATATAATGAGATTCAGATACATTCGAATCCTTTGTCATGAAAAATAAGATGACACCCTTGTATTCAGTATTTTCGTCTTTAATATACATTTCAAAATTTGGATATTCTTTGAAACGTGTTTCCACAAAATCACATCTTTCCAATTGACAAACTTCCAATTGAATTTGCATTTGAATCCAATAATCTTCTGATGGAATACCGTTAATGTCACGATTATATATATTTTTTATTTCTACCATGTTTCCGTATTTTCTACTGTTTTTATCATTTACAATGCCGTCTGGAGATGCTCCGATTGGTAGCGCTTTATGTTTAATGCAACCATAATTTGTGTTTATTTTCGTTTTATTGATATCTTCATAAAGCATTGCAGAAACCGGTTCGTATCGTATTCCCCAATTTCTTGCATTTGGAGACAAAAGATCTACGAATTCGGCTTTTTGAACGTCTAGACCTTTACATTTTTCGTAAATTAGACTATTGTATTGTGCATTGGATCCAAATAATTTACCTAAATTGCTTGCACTAAACATATTATATCTTACGGAAAACCATTCTGCACTTCTTTGACGTTGTACAGGAAATGAATTAATTGTCATTAGTGTTTCGTCGATTTCATTTTCGGTGAAAGTAATTGTAGAATAAGGACTAGTTTCTCTCAAAGGTATGAAATATTCTTCTAAAAACTCTCGGCAGAAATCGTATATTATTTCTTCTAACTCGTCCATAAGGTCGTCATTCTCCCATTCCTCTTCTCTTGCAATAGTTATTATGTAATTGTACATATCATTTGCAAAAATTTCGATGTAATTTGGTTTGGAAAAAATAATAAAATTGTTTCCAATATAGTCTTCTGCTATATCGTACCATGTGTTTTTGATATCTGCAAATTCAGAACTTTCTAATGAAAAACTCATTTTACAATACTATATTTATTACAATGTTATATTTATATTGATTTATCATCTACATTTGTCTTTGCCTTTTCAGTACTGCGTTTTGGTGTCAATGACTTTAATGTAGATTGACGTTTTGTATCTGCACGCAATGTAAATGATTTTGTAGATGGGTGAAAGTACAAATTCGGAATATCAATAATGTTTTGCGTTTGTTTGTCGTATACAACATCCTTTGCTTTTTGTAGTTTATTTTTCTCCAATGCATCTGAAAAAAAGTGTTTTAATTGTTTTATCTCTTTTGCGGAATATTTATGATCTTTCCCATATTTTTCAGAGAATACATGCAATTTTTGGATTTTTAAAGTCTTATTCAATTTATTCCAGGATTCAGATTTACTGCGAATATTTTCGTTTTCCAAAATATCATCAATGCTTATTTCTGGTTCGTCTTTGTTCATTGTTGTAGCATTAACTTCTGAATTCATTTTACACTTTATATTATTTATACAAAAAATATGTTTATTATCTTTTTAATTTCATTAATTATTTCTTATTAAATATTATACTCTCACCATCATATAATGATAGATATTGATATCAAGATAATCGAACCTTTGTTATTCTGTTTGGGTTCTATATGGTTTATTGGTCTTTTTAATTTAGACTCTAGAAATGCAGTATCCTTTTTCCCAGGATCACTAAATTTTTCCAGAATTTTAGAAACATCACTTTTTTCAAAGAAAAAGGAATCTCAAATAGAGTCAGATTGCTCTAAATTAGAGCAATGGGCGTTACGGCATGCAAATAAAAATGGTATTAGCTCTCATTGGTGGTTAGAATCATTACCATGTGATTTGCAAAAAATATTTCTACATTGTTCTTGGGATGATAAAATACAAGAAATGTTTTACCAACTGTTTTCTAAGAATAATTATGATATCATACCTATAATCGGAATGAATGAAATGTATCTTACCGGTAATAATCGTGAAGGGAACGTTCATTCAGATCAAGTATTTTACATGAACCACATTGACGGACCCTACTCTTTTATACCCTTCGTTTCTGTCTACAGATGTCTGATCGCATTGAATGATAACGAAACCATTGTAACTTGTTTTCCGATGATTTCTAAAGAAGTCACTTTAAAATCTGGAGATGTGTTATCATTTGACTTTAATCGAGAGATACATTCTATACGCGCCAAATCTAGTTATGATTCAGAAAAAACACCGAGAATTCTTTTAAAAGCCCATTTTTGTGTTTACCCTAAAGGATTTCATTATCTAGGTAGATTTATTGCACGCCTCAATGAATTATACAATGAAAAATTTCGTAAATTATTCTTACATACAATACAACCCACAAATGTAACCGAAAAAATTAACAGTTGTTTAGTCATTTATGGAACGCGATTTTTTGTTTCAAGTGATATGTTTATAGGACATAAAAATATACTTTTTGTATCTGCAATTTATTCGTTGTTTTATACAGATCGTATAAACAAAGCGACCGTTTTGGGTGTTTTCGTTTTGACAACTGTGTGGAAAAAAGCATCGTTGTTATTTGAAGATCCCATAGATATAGAATTCAAAACAACTTTTAGAGACATTTGTTTATATTATGCGGTATCTTTATCTTTGTGTATTGGTTTAGTGTAACTAATATATATGGATGAAACAAAGATCATTTATTTGCCAAATGAAAAAAAAACTAAAAGAAATACTAAAAAAAACACCAAACCAAATACTGTACAAAATGAAAAGAAAATACGCGTTGTCACAAAACAGTCGAAATGGATAAAACATATTACCGATAATGATATCAATTGTAATGTACAATTGGAATTATTAGAATTAGAGGATGATAAAAAAGTGGTTGTCTTGAGAGAACTAAAACGCAAAATAGATGGATATAGATATCAAGACCTGGAAAAACATTTATTTACACTAGATGAATTCGTTGATTTAGACTTTGTCATTCAATTATTACAGACTAGTAATGGAGATTGCTATTACTGCAAAGAATCTATTAAAATATTGTATGATATTTCGAGAGATCCAAAACAGTGGACTCTAGAAAGAATTGACAATAAATTAGGACACAATAAAGGTAATGTAGAAATATGCTGTTTGTCTTGCAATATTAAACGCCGTACCATGTATCACGAAAAATTCCGTTTTACAAAACAAATGGTTATATCAAAGGAAAAATGATGTTTTGTTGACGTCTTGAAAAATCCGCTCCATTTCTTATGTATATATGTGCTAGTCCATTTTTTAGAGAAAAAATAATTCTTGTATATCTGTGTACCCCCCCCCAGTTTTTTATATATACAAAGATGAGTATTTGTCTACATTGACTGTACCAGGTACACTTGTACAATGAACATATTTGATTTGTGTATACATTACTGTACATTTAGACGTAATTTTAGATCTTTGTTTGCATAACATAGCCCCCCATTTAATCACGGTATTTTTCTGTTTTTTATTTAGGGTTTCTGGGATAGATACTACAATGTGAGCAGATGGGCTGTTTTCAATGTGAAACCACATATCTTTTTCGTTGCTAATTTGAATTAGGAGTGTATTTTGCTGGGAATTTTTACCGTGTTTGTAATCAATATCTTCGGAAATATTTGGAAGTTTCATTGTTTTGTATTTCTATGATATTTCATAAATATTAATTTTTATATAAATCATTTAAAATCGTTTATGTAGTTTAGGTAATGGTATACGAAAACATATACAATAAATTGAATTCATTCTGTAAAAATAATCGAGTACCACATACAATTTTTTATGGATCACCTTCCAGTAAAAAAGAGGATATTCTTTTGGATTTTTTAAAAATGATTTATGGAACACATACTAATTTTCGTGAAGAAGTCATGTTTGTGAATTGTGCGCATGGTAAAGGTATTAAATTTACTCGTGATGAAATCAAATTTTTTGCTAAAACGAATTCAAAACGAGGGGTTCCTTTCAAATCGGTAGTATTGTTGAATGCAGACCACTTGACAGTTGATGCACAATCTGCACTGCGACGTTGTATTGAACAATATAGTAATAATACACGTTTTTTTATAGTTGTTGAAAATAAAAATAAATTGTTATTGCCAATATTATCTCGTTTTTGTGAAATTTATGTTCCAGATACTCAAGAAAAAACATATACAAATGATCGTAGTGAATTGCTCGATACACATTTGGAGCAATACACGTGCCGAAGTCAATGCTCAGATCATAAACAAATGATTCGTACAGTAAATACATTGTACGAAGAAGCGTTTTCGTGTATTGATATCATATCGTGGTTACAAAATCGTGATGAATGGACGGAAATGGAAAAAGCAAATATCGGAATGTGTTTTTATAAGATGAAACCAGAATATAGATGTGAAAAATTATTGATGCTTATTTTGTTGTCTTTGATGTTGCACGAAACAAATATAGATTTAAGTAAAATTTCATTTTTATAATGTCTGTCTGTAAAAAAACTTAAAGAACTTTATTGTTCTTTTTATTATGGATGATTTTGTTCCGTCTAGTTTACATGAATCTAAGAATGAATGGTGTGGGCGTTTAGTTTCAATTTTAACACCCTTGATTTCTGAAGGGATTCAATCTATTTTTGATGAAGGTTGGAAAATGTGCAAAGAAAATGGTGAAATGTCGAAATATTTGATGACTTTTCAAAATATGCTCTCTCGAATTCCTAAATGGAACAGTACGATTATAGAAGAAGAACGAAAACGCATTATTGAAAAAAGTGGATGTAATTATTTAGAAGACCTTATTACATGTGTACATATCATTCAACTAAAAGTACTGACCTGTATTCGTGTAGGAAACAAACAAAAAAAGATAGATATTTCCATACCTAAATTGGACAATTTTTTGCATCGTGCGTATGTTTTTGTAGCACGGAAAGTGTATGCGAATATTTATTTATTTGAAAAGGGAATCTCTGATCTCCAAGTTCAAAAAAATAGACGCGAACTTGAAGTTATTATTCAAGAATGCATTCTAAATACCATACGTGAAAGTATTCCTACTGAATCCATCATTCGTGCTTATATGGATGAATCTGTAGAAGAAGAAGAGGAAGTTACCATTGAACCAGTGCCAGAAGAAGAAACAGAAGAAACCAAAACAGAAGAAAAGAAAGAAGAAGAAACAGAGAAAGAAGAGGAGTTACCAAAAGAAGAATTGCCTCCTGTTTTGTCTGTAGAAAATTTGAACGATGAGAAAGTGGTTACACGTCTGACATTTAATGATGTAGACAGTGCGTCAGATGGTAGTAAAATTGTAGCTCCTAAAAATTTTGAAAGACTGGAAGAATTAAGTGAAGAAAGGAATGAACAACGAAAATTAGAAGAAATGGATGATGATGATGATGATGATGAGAATTTAGGAAGTATTAAAATTCATATGGACGATGATGTACAATTGGATGGTGTGTTTGATTTAGATAAACCGATAACAAAAGACGAGCAAATCGAATTGGATGGGGTTGAAGATTTGTAAGTTCGTTTAGTTAACATATAAAATATTTCCTTACATTTTATACATGGAAAAGGCACTTGTATTGGCAATTGTCATATCAGTGATATATGCGATCACTAAGTATTTGGAAATGCGTTTCTTAGACAAAAAAATGAAACCACTGAGAGATATTGTGAGGGATATCTTTATGGTGTTTGCTTCTGCATTTATTTCTTGTTTTGGATTTATTTATTACCAAAATAAAATAGACGATTTTTTTGCAGTAATCACAAATACAAATGTTTTGAAAGCAGACTCAACCCAGGTGTTTACCGGAATACCAGATTTTTAAAATATTTAGGTAATATATAATGTCTGACGAGAAAGTCGAAGAAAAGCCAGTAGAGAATAAAGAAGAAGAAAAAAAAGAAGAAGTAAAACTGGAAGAAAAAAAAGAAGAGGTCGCAAAAGTGGAAGAGCCACCAAAGAAAAAGTCTGAAATGAATTTGGCTGAAATTGTGGTTGATTATTTAGGTTTAGAGAAAAAAGAGGTTGAATTGTCTCCCAAATTGCAGAAGATGATGGCCAAACTACCAGCCATTGAAAAAATTCATTTGGAGAATGTAGAAAAATTTTTCAATAAAATTATAGAAGATAAGGAGATCAATGTAAAGGATATGCCTTCCATTGTGGGTCTTATGCAGGAATTGTTTTTTATATATGATGATCTTCGTATGAACGCAAGTGCTACAGACATAGGCAAAGTATTCAATGTATTGATTCGAGTCATGGTCATGTACAAACTTGAGGAGAGTGATAAGTTAACACAAGAAGAAAAAGACGCTATCTTGAATACTTTGGATACATGTATCGGTTTGTGCAAACAAATGATTGATTTGAAAGAAACCCAAAAGGCGATGAAGAGATGGTTATGGACACCTTGTAGATAATTATTTATGTTTGTATTGAACATTTAAAACGCCGTATTAATAATTAGTATGTATATTTAATAATTTTCTAATTTGATTGTTTCTTTCAATAATTGTTTCTTCTGTAAAAGTTTCATAATTGTCTACTATGTTACGTGTAATCATACTACTACTACCTTTATATGATATTACTTTCTTATCATATAGTTTTGACCCCAGAGAACTATTTCCTTTATGACCATTATCACTATTTTTACCTTCTATCAATGTTAAATTTCCAATATTATCCATCAGAGATGGATTGCATAATTTTGTTCTATCTTTCTGACAATATATATGTTCGAGTGTGTATTCTAATGATACCTGTTGTAAATTAGTAGTAATACACGTTTCTAAAAATAGCAGTAAATATGTAGCATTTGTTGATTTAAAATTCATATCTTTCATTGATAGTAAATAATTATCATTCTTAATAGAATTATCCTTATTTTTAACTACACATTCTTTAATATTTATATAATAATCATAATCTGGATTTTTAAGAGCTTCATTCGTAATTTTAATAAATTCATTCGAATAACATAGATTATTAAAGTTACTAGATTTAAACTGCAAATTTCTAAAATACCATTTAGTCATTAATTTAATCAAATCAGTATGAATATTATTCGTTTTATAGAATATTGGTAGTAAACACCACATATATGCTTCCCAATTTAAACAAATTCTAGGTGTATTATTAATTAATCTTCCAAATCTATCTTCACTAATTTCATCCATAATTTCAAATAATTTTTCAACAATTTTAAAGAATTTATTAATTTCTTTATAAGTATCTTCATTATCAATAATAGGTTTATATAATTCTTCGTGATTTATTGTTCTTTTAATTTGATGATTATATATTTGAATTGCTATATCAAATATTTTTTGTCCAAAATCCTTTTTATAAATATTATTTTTTCTATGCTTTAATGTCTCCCATTTATCATATATTTCTACTTTTTTATCATTTGGTATTTTAACAAGAATTGGATTTTTTATTATATCAAGAGTTTCTACTGCCTTTCCTCTATTATTTTCCCAATCGAATATTCTACTAACATATTCTGGGTCATTACAATCATAATACTGAACATCAATATCATTTAATATGAATTTATATAAATCAATTAAATCTTTTTCATCGTACTTTTTTAGAACAAAATAATTATAAATTTCTATAAAAGAACTATGCAATTTAGTAGATGAATCTGGTGGTAAATAATCGTGTGATTTTTTTAGATGTCTAATAAAATCACTTTTGCGTGCTATTTTTTTTTTACAAACACTACATACATATACTCCATCTTCATCAAATGATTCTTTAAAATCATCTACATTATGTACATAATCTACAAAAGATTTAATTTTATCATTAAATATATTAACTAAACCTTCCATATCATATGGATTAATGCAATAAATTTTTGGAATTCTATTAACATTGTGTTTTTTTTTTATTTGCTCTTGCTCTTTTGTTAAATCATCCAATTCAATATCTATTGTCAATATTTGATTGATTTTATTTTTTAATTTTTCAGATAAACAAGATATTACATTGAGAATTAAAATTATAGTTAATATTCTCTGTTGTCCATCATAAATATCATTTCCATTATTATAAGTTAAATTTATAATTGAACCCATTTTTTCAACATATTTATCTTCTTCATAAATTTTAAATATATCATCCAAAAATTTGGTAATCTCGGTTAATTCCCAAGAATATTCTCTTTGATTCATTGGGATTCTTAGATTTTTTTGAAGTATCGATAACCACGATTCTTGATTTGTAGTATATGGTTTTAAACGAGGCATATTTATTTAATAAAATAATAACAATAACTTTAATTCAATTCTGCGATTATTTTACCAACAACTTGTTGACTCGTTGTTCGTCGTTAAATCGCCCTGCTCCTCCTTCAAAAGTAATACCATTCTCATGTACAGTGTGTATTCTTCCTCCTAAATGGTCGTTCTTTTCAATTAATAATAAAGAGGTATTTGGTTTTTTTGCAGTAATGTGTATGCAGAATTAAGGGAACCGACGGTTCCCTTATGATCCCTCCCTTTAATAGGAGGGGGTAAGGGGGAACATGGTTCCCCCTGGAGGGGGTAAGGGGGGACTACGTTCCCCCTGGAGGGGGGTAAGGGGGAACGTAGTTCCCTACCAACGGTTCTTTTTTACTGTAATCTGACTACTTGCATTTTTCTTTTTGTTTTTATTGGGATCATATGGTTCATCTTCATCATCAGAACCCATATCTCTTGAAATATCCCAAAACTCTTTTGAACCCAATTTAAACTCTGGTCTATTTTCTGCTTTATACCAAAATATTTGGTCTTGAAGCTTATTTGACTTTGCATTATTATTAATAACCAAACATTCATAATTTTCAGTAGTTTGGTCCATCACACTACTAAATGATTCCAATGTCGGAAACATACTGGCATAATTCTCCCAGATACGTTTACGGTTTGTTAAATAAGGTTCTCTCAAAATAAATACATAATCAATGTTTGTACGGAGAGTTGGAGGAATTCCTAAAGGATATTGCATTGTAACGATTAACATTACTTTCCAGTGACGTCCATTCATAAATAACAATCGCATTAATTTGTCTCGTGACCACGAATTATCATACAAACAATCGTCTAAAATAACAAAAGTTCGAGGATCAATTGTTGTTCTTTTGTATTGTTCGACTTCTTTTTTCATTTGTTTCAAAACTGTTTTTTGACGCCGTAGAATATTTTCAATCAAAGCCGAACTGTATTCATCGTGAATAAATAATTTTGGTACGTGTGCTGCATAAAAACCGTTCCCAGCTTCTGTTCCAGAAATAACAGTACCAATCGGTATATCTTGATGAAAATACAATAGATCTCTCACTAAAAATGTTTTACCAGTATCACGTCTACCTATCAATACAATGACAGGACCCTTATTTTCATTTGCTTTAAACGTAATATTTTTCATATCGAATTTCTTCAATTGTAATGTCATTATATTTTTGTTTTAGAAAAAATAAATAAAAGTTTAGCGAACTCGTTAAGAAAGTCAAAATTCTTTATGTTAGCAAGTCATAATGGTATTTACTTTAGGATATGTCAAATCACAGTGTAAATATTTTTCAGATATGAATATTTCTGAAGAAGATTATGAACCAATGGATGTTTCTGGTATTCAACACTACAATCCAATGTATTCTCGATTTTTTGAAATGAATGATAATACATATAACAACATATCACTCAATCAGAAGTACAGCGTATGTAGTGAAACACAAGTAATCACAAATGACGGTAAAAAGTTGGAGTCTCCTGTATTTATTAAGTACGCGCCACTCTTAGATCCAGTGCATTATTTGATCGGTAAATATACAAAATATGAAGGTAAACTTTGTAATTTACCAACTTTGAACAATAAGGATTCGTGTGTTGAGAAAATTTACGATGTAAACAATTCATCGTATGTGGATAATTTTTTTAATTATTTATCTAGTCAATTATTACATCAAAATAATTTTTGTCATGGTATTGATTATTACGGTTCCAATTTAGCTGTTCAAAAAAAGTTCAGGTTTGATGTTTCAGAAGATTTAGATTACTTAGAAGAATCTGGGTTTTTCAATAAAAACAATGGTGTCTTGTACGAAATTGATGATTATAATAAATTTGTTCAAACAAAAAATACACAATCCAAAAGACCTAGAATACAAATTATCGATGAATGTATTCCATTGGAAAATGTCATTGAAGAGAATGAAATTATCGAAGATAATGAAGATGGAGATCGAGAAATAGAACCAGAAATTGTATTTGAATGTACTAAAGAAGATGATGACGATGATTCGGATGAAGATAGTATTGTTTGTAATTCAGATGATGAAGATTCAGACGATGAAGATTCAGACGATGAAGATTCAGACGATGAAGATGACGATGAAGAGGATGAAGAGGATGAGGGTGAAGAGGATGAGGGTGAAGAGGAAGACGTAGATGAATTGTATGCATATGTTTATAATTTTCCTGTACAGATGATTGCATTGGAAAAATGCGATGGTACATTTGATCAGTTACTTGAAGACGAAGAATTAGAATGTCATGAAATTATAAGTGCATTGTTGCAAGTTATTTTTACATTAATTGTATACCAAAAAGCATTTTCATTTACGCATAATGATTTACATACAAATAATATTTTGTATAAAAAAACAAACGAAAAGTTTTTGTATTACAAGTACCAAAACAATGTATACAAATTACCTACATATGGCAGAATATATAAAATTATCGATTTCGGTAGAGCAATCTACAAATATCGTGATCAATTAATGTGCAGTGATAGTTTTGCACCAAGTGGAGATGCAAATGGTCAATATAATACTGAACCATATCTTAATGATAGTAAAGCAAGACTTGAACCAAACTTTAGTTTTGATCTTTGTCGTTTAGCTTGTTCTATGTACGATTTTGTATTTGAAGACGACATTCCGAAAAACAAAGATGACGCACAAACGTTAATTTGGGAATGGTGTCAAGACGATTATGGAAAAAACATTTTGTACAAACGTAATGGGGAGGAACGTTATCCAAATTTCAAATTGTACAAAATGATTTCGCGTATTGTTCACAAACATACACCAGAAAATCAATTGGAAAGATCTATTTTCAAAAAGTTTATAATGAAGTCAAAACCTCCAAAACAAATTATGAATATTGATTCTATTGAAAAACATTACTAATCAAGGAATACAACACGTCAAACATACAACAAACGAATGATGTTCAATGCTATATAATGCATAAACGTGTGCACATAAAAAATATCATACTAATATATAATGTTTAAAAATGTCCTAAAAATGTTCCAAACACAGCGATTATTAAGGATTTTTACCATAATGATAGTAATCGGTTTAGTCATTTTTTTATTCAATCGATACCAAAATACATCATATAATGAGGAAGGGTTCCAACTCACCCCTGTAAAAGTGAATTATTATTACATGGATGGGTGTGGTCATTGCAAAGATTTCAGTCCTATATGGGACGAATTCACACAATCATACAAAGGAACGGTTCAGTTTCAAAAGATCAATATGGAAGACGCCAAAGAAGACTTGAAAAAGTATGGTATTGAAGGGTTTCCTACAGTGGTTATAATAGACCAAAGCGATAAATCCGAGCATTATAATGGCGAACGAACAGTTGCAGGATTACAATCACATTTCGGTTGAACACTCTATTAATTTGTAATTTATATAACGTAAATAACAAATCTATAATTTTTAGCTAAAAGGTTTTTTCTGTTTTACAGGATCACCGTCTTGGTCAGCAACTTCACGGCTGTCAAAATCAACCGTTTCTTTCACACCAATTAGATTTCCTTGTTCATCCATGGTTTGGGTTAGTTTATTACCACTTGCTTTCGCTTTATCAATATTATCTTGTATCGCCTTTCTTTTCGCATCGTGCAATCTTTTATCAAATTCTTCTTTGGCACGTTTTTCATTTCGTAGCTTCTCATGGTGCAATTGATTCAATTCTTCTTCTAAAAATTCAACACGTCCAGTTTTGTATGCATCTGGATCTAAAGGAGTCCACACAAAATTACGTCCTACAAAAATGTCATGATTTGGATCACGGTCACGTAGCTCTTTTGCGTAATTTTCAGCCTCTTCTGGTGTTGAAAAATTACCACGATTAATGAACCCACGTACAGATGTTTGGTAATTGTTTTCACGATTGTATTCTTGAGATAGCCTGTCTTCATGTTTATCCATAAATTGTTTGAAATCACCCTCTACATCCTCGCGTTTCAATGTGTTCTCTTCTTCTTTACAAAATTCAACTAAGTCGTTCATAATGGATTCCGGATTAATATTGTATTTGAAAGATAAATATTGCGTAAAATCAGAAAATATAGACAATGCTTTACTGTATTTCCATTGTTTGACGAATTTTTCAAACATAAACATATCCCTTTTTTTGATAATTTTTTCAGGAGAAACAAAAGAATAACAACCATATTTTTGGTTGGAAATGACAGGATCTTCATTTAGCAAATCAACGTATCTAATATTTAATTTTCCTGAAGGTGTAATTTTTTTCTCAAAGGTTTGCGTACTCATCTTTAGGAAATATAATTATGATGGTAATTTTGATTTAAGTTGTTTCATTGAATATTTTTTTATTTATGTATGATATATCATCATGAACGACATGTCAAACTTTAGTGAATTCTTGAAACGTGCAATCAAATACATCGTGGAAGGTATAATGGTTGCGATTGCAGCATTTGCCATCCCTAAACAGAAATTGAATATTGAAGAGATTGTTATTATCGCACTTTCCGCAGCGGCCACGTTTGCGGTATTGGATGTATTTGTACCAACGATGGCAGCAAGTGCACGTGGAGGTGCAGGATTCGGTATTGGAGCCAATCTTGTAAAATTCCCTCGAGGATTTTAAGTCAATTGAAATCACCCCCCCATACCTTTTTACACATACTGATTATTATTATTTTGCATAATAATCATTTAACACTTTTTTATACGGTTGGAAAATATTCCCAATCTAAATAATCACACACTTTTTTCCATATCATGTCCTGTTCTAGCTGTTTAATGCGGTCTTTCATCATTGGAATATAAGGTAAATATTGGTGTTGGTCCAGTAAAACACACAATTGACATAAAATATATGTATAGTTGAAAAAATTAGTTCTTGTAATTGGACAAAAAATCGCCCATGGTTGCTGTATTTCAATGAACAATACGCACAGCGTTTCAATGAGTTCTTCGTTCATAATAGGTGGTTTGATTCCTAAAATAGAGTTAATATATTGAATATGTTCGAAATATTTATTATATCCAAGAATACTCAATATATTACGCATTTCTACATAATTTAATTCTTTAATATTCATTCTTTCTTTTTTGATGCGTTGTTTTACAGCATCTAAAACTTCATCTGGTATTTTGGTGGTTTCTTTTGCTTGGAATTGTGACAATATTTCCTTGAAATGATTCAAACGAATATATGCAGTATAGGAAACTTCATTTGGCATTTCTTTATTAAGTGGTTTTTGGTTGTCCACTATATGAACCACAAATTTACCACACAGTACATTATTACATATAAGAATACCTTCTTCTTCTAATGGAATTAATTCACCTTGGTTGCAAAATAGGCATGTTTCAGCATCCATTACATATTCTTGTAACTGTAAATCTCCTTGACCAACATTTTTCCAATATTGTTGGTAGACCTTTTTACTGTTCTTGTATTTATCACTACTTAAATTGGAACTGTCATCCGTTTTTGCTCGTATTTTGAAAAAATGGCTGATCGTATTTGTATCTTTACGATTTTCTCCGCTGGAAATTTTTTGTTTATCTTCATAATAATTAAATATGTATTTTGAATTTTTCAGCAAATACTCATTTTTTGAAGTTTGTAGTGATTTCAATTCCTTTCGTTTGCTTTTGATTTCATATACTAGTTCGTAATACGTTTCTGCATTTTTTTCTGTTTGGTTTTTAGCATTTGCAATTAGTGTATCGATTTCCTTTATTAGGGTCGGTATTGTTTCATTTTCTATAACATAGTACAGTTGCATCATATCATTGTGCTTTTCATCTAAAGTTAAATTTTGTTCTTTTTTTTTTGTATTTGATACAACATCCATTATAGTAGAAAAAATAAATCTTTTAAATCATTTGTGTACGAAAACGTTTGGATATATTTTTTGTGTTTTCAATTTATGTTTAATATTATTGTTTACAGTTTATGATACAAAAAATATTTTTTACAAAAAAAAAAATATTTTTTCATGATTGATATGTAGACATTGTGTAAAAATCTGGAAAATAAAAATGTTTAGGCATATTATATTCAGAATGGCTGGAGCTCTCATGCAAATCGTCGCCTATGGCGCCCAAGATCTTTTCCTTACTGGAACCCCTGAAATCACTTACTGGAAAGTGTCTTACCGAAGACACACCAACTTCGCAATGGAGAGTATTGAGCAAACTTTCCAAGGACAGGCTGACTTCGGTCGGCGTGTCAGTGCCGTTCTTTCAAGAAACGGTGACCTTGCTTACCGTACCTATCTTCAGGTCACACTTCCTGAAATTGGACAGGAACTTAAAGGTACAAATGGAGCGGTCTATGCACGCTGGTTGGACTACATTGGTGAGCAGATGATCGCCCAAGTTGAGGTTGAGATTGGAGGACAGCGCATTGATCGCCAATATGGTGACTGGATGCACGTTTGGAACCAGCTTACCATGAGTTCTGAGCAACAGAAGGGATACTGGAAGATGATTGGACATACCACTCAGCTTACCTACATCACTGATCCTTCATTCGCAAGTGTTGCTGGACCTTGTGCTGCTTCCGGAGGACCTGCTCAGGTTTGTGCTCCAAGAAACGCTCTTCCTGAGACAACACTTTACGTTCCTCTTCAATTCTGGTTCACAAAGAACCCTGGGCTTGCCCTTCCTCTTATTGCTCTTCAGTACCACGAGGTTAAGATCAATCTTGACATCCGTCCTATTGGAGAGTGCTTGTGGGCTGTTAAACAGCTTGATGCTGGTGCATCCACAGGAACTGTTTCTGTTACCAATGCTTACCAGCAATCTCTTGTTGCTGCTTCTCTATACATCGACTATATCTTCCTTGATACCGATGAGAGACGCAAGATGGCCCAGAACCCTCATGAGTATTTGATTGAGCAACTTCAGTTCACTGGAGATGAATCTGTTGGATCTTCTTCCAACAAGATCAAGCTCAACTTCAACCACCCATGTAAGGAGCTCATCTGGGTTGTCCAGCCTGATGCCAACGTTGACTACTGCTCATCTCTTGAGGGAGGAAGTGTTCTTTACAAGACACTTGGTGCTCAGCCATTCAACTACACAGATGCCATTGATGCTCTTCCTAACGCTGTTCATGCGTTCGGAGGTAACGACTCTACATCTGGTGTTAATGCTTTCATTGACAGTTCTGGTCTATTCGCGGATCCTGGAGCTGCTGATGCCACTATTCGTGATGGAGGTTCATGGGCTGGTCTTACTTCTGAGGAAGTGTCTGGTGTTTCTGATGCAGGAACATTCGTCCTTGCCGAGACAGCTCTTGACATGCACTGCTGGGGAGAGAACCCTGTTGTTACTGCCAAGTTGCAGCTTAACGGACAAGACCGATTCTCTGAGCGTGAGGGATCATTCTTCGATATCGTGCAGCCTTTCCAGCACCACACACGTGCCCCTGATACCGGAATCAATCTTTACTCCTTCGCTCTTCGCCCTGAGGAGCACCAACCCTCTGGATCATGCAACTTCTCCAGAATCGACAACGCTGTTCTTCAGCTCGTCCTTTCTTCCGGAACAGTTGCCGGAACATCCACCGCCAAGGTCAGAGTGTATGCTCTTTCCTATAATGTGCTCAGGGTAATGAGCGGCATGGCCGGAATTGCGTACAGCAATTAATTACCTTTTCCGTCTTATTTTTGCAATAAAAAATATTATGTTTTTATAATATTTTTAAACAATTTAAACAGTTTTCATGAAACATTATATATAATGTACGCTTACATTATTGCCTCTGTTTCTCTTTTACATTTTACCACCTCATTTCGTGTGAATACAGGTGTTGTATGTCCTACAAATATACTACGTATGACAAACATAGAACAGGAAGATACCAAGACCCCAGTAAAAGCAAAGTGGTTACCTGTAGTGGATGTTAACGCACCAAAACAATTCGATTGTACCCTTGCCGCAGATGTAGTATTTGATCCACTAGGTTTTTTTTCGTCCAAGAAAACATTGTATTGGATGCGTGATGCAGAACTTAAACATGCGCGTCTTGATATGTTTGCTGAGGTGGTTTGGCCTTTATCCAAATTATGGCATAATGATATTACTGCTATTTTAAATATGGATTCTATATTGGCTTCTGGTGGTAAACCTCCTTCTATACTGAATGGAGGTATTTCCTCTGTTTACGCGACTGGTATTTTAATGTTTAGTATAGTGGTTGATGGACTTCTTGAATCTAAATCTGGTTCCATCTTTTGGAACGCGGAAAAACCAAAAGATTATGTTCCAGGAGATTTTGGTTTCGATCAATTGAACTTATACGACATCGAAGGATATCGGAAAGCAATTGAAACTGCAGAAATAAACATGGGCAATTGGCAATGCTTGCCATTACTGCATATGTTGCTCAATAATTTGTCACATGACTTCCAGTAGTACCCCCCCCCTCCCCTTATTTGTTTTAAATGATGCTTCCGCGCTTTCCAAATAAAAAACTGATAATTGGTCATTGGATAAATCCATAATAAATTTTTACACCTTTGGTCATTTGTAATGCCTATATTATTATAAAAAATGTAAAAATATAGTTAAAATAAGTTTTTATTTATTGAAGTAGGTAAACCATGACCAAATACAATCATATATATTAATATCACTGCTGCCAATAAGATACTTCGGTTTTCGGCAACATTTTCATTTTGACCAAGTATAAAAATCATAATTATGTATAACAAAATACCAATTATAGCAGAATGTAGAAGCATCATTCTTCCTTTTTCCATTTGTATATATATATATATCATCAATATAAAAAAATCGGCATTTTTAATCCTCTAAAGGTGTAAAGATTCTTTATTTCTTATAATATGATTGAATATTGGACATTTTGGAATTATTCCTGGTTCTTGTTGTGTACCGATTTACATTGATTCCATATACTTTGGAAAAACTACGAAAGAATATCTAATAAAAATCAAAAGAGTTCATTTACCTTATTTCTTGTCCTGAAAACTCATGGAAATACCGCCTCGTTTGGTAGGTTCATAAATGACTCTGTTAATGGTTTGTGGGTATACAGCGCTTATTTCCATAAGGGGGTCTTCTTCTTTATTTTCTTCTTCTTTCTTCAACCACGAAGTGACCCATTCTCCAAACTTTTCTTTTGTGTTATTTACCGTTGTCACTGCTGGTTTTATTTCCTCTACAATATTTTCAAGTGTTTCTTCGACGTTTTGTTTCGTTGTTTTCAAGGCTTCTATCACTTTTTCGTTTTTCTTTTTGATCCGTCGGAATTTTGGACGAAATAAAATGTTCCAATGATCGTTCAAAAAGGATTGTAGATCTTCAATATGTTCATTGAATTCTTTTTCTATATCGATGTTTCCACTAAATTTAAGAATAAATTCATCTTCCGCAACAAGCTCTTTGTATTTTTCTAAAGTTGCTTTCAAAAATTGATCAGAATGTATTTTACGCTGTAAACGATCCAATGACAACACAGATTGTATTGATTTCTCTAAAGATTCATAATCTTTGAATTTCGTTATTGATTTTTCCATTCTCATTTGAATACCATAACACAGTTCACCACCAAGTACCAATGCAGTGACAAGTGACGCTGCACTACTTCCAATTTCTACCCCACGACTAAAAGAGCCACTTTCAAATATGGTGTATGCATTTAACAAACTTACAACTACAAGGGGAACATTCAAATATAACAAACGCGATTTAAATGCGTTATATTGGTCTATATAATTTTGACTCAATTTCTTTGAGTTCTGTCGTATTGTTTCTAAAGTTTTTTCAATAGTATCTGTCCATTCTGACATTGTATATGATATTTAGATAGAATTATTTGAACGCATATAATTTTCCAAATTGAAAAAACAATTTGGAAAAGTATTTTAGAAAGAAAGGATAATGGAAGACAGACATAAACAAATATCTCTTTGTCGGCAAATACGTGACAACCTCGATGTGTGCTTGAATACGAGTCAATTGTTAAATAAAGAATGTATGCAAATGTCAAAGGCTTACAGTGATTTATGTTATCGGAATGCGGCTAGGAGTGAACCTAAAAGTTTCGTTTTTGGACTGAATCCACGACAGGACGGTTTGCCAAAAATGAAAGTCAAATAATCAAACTTGTTTTTATATTCTATTTTCTTTTCGCCCATATATACCAAACATCCTACAACGGAACTAATAATAAAAAATATCGACAATATATAATTCATTTGATCTATCCATGCAATTGAATCGTTGTTTTCTTCCGATGAATAATCCTTCTTTTTTAATGTTAATACATACATAACAGCAAGAGTAATTATAGATATTAGGAAAAACAAAACATTCGTATTTATTAAAAACAAAAACATTATGTACAGTATAATACTGGTAATAAATGTACCATTGAATGTTTGTGTATGTACCGGATCTACTAATACAACAAAAAACAATAAGGTTAAAAATGCGAACAAATGTTTCAAAAATACATTTTCTACTAATAATTTTTGAACTTTACAAGGAAATAATTCTCCTAAATAATTACCAGCGATTATTAAGAAAAATACAAAAATAGCATGAAATGGCGTTTCTATTAGTCCTTGAATCATATACATTATTTATATATTTTTATTATAACGTATTTAAAGAGATGGTGACAACGTTGATAAATGCACACTCAACATCAGTGGTTACTATCTACATTGTTAGATTTCTATAAAACCCCTGAACACTTGGATACTCTAAAGCAAATCATTAATCGTGAATTTATTGTCGAAAATAATAAAAAATTGTCTATTCGAATGGTGAATTGGTTCGTAACAAATTATGCAAAACAACATTTTACTGTATATGACGTTCCAAGCAAGGTAAATGGAGAAGCACGTCGTTTTTTTGTATGGACCAATTATAAGTGTACAGAAGACAGTTATTCGAAGCAAATGTTTGATCCATATTGTCGACAAGAACGTATATTGATACCGTACAATGAAAATCAACGCATAGAAACAACTATAGGCCAACTACATTTTTTCAAATGGGCAATCTTGAACAAAGTATTGGATTACATTATTAATCATTTTGACGCGATCGAAAAAGATATGGCGGTTAGATTGAATACTGTAAAACGAAAACCTGTACTAGAAGGTAAAACAAGAAAAAAACGCGAAGAATTGTCAATAAATGCATGTCGAAGTTTACGGAAAGAATTTTATCCCACAGAAGTTAAATTGTTGTAAAAAATAATTAAACGATGATTTCACCTTTATACATATGTCAGAAAAGAGATATGTATACGCAAATATTAAATTACCAATTGAATTGATAAATGATTCATACGAACTTCACAGTGATTTAATGACGGTCGAATTTGAAAAATGTGAAAAACTGCCTGATCCAATTTCATGTAACAACCAAGAATTGCTTCAAAAAATATTTTCTCTTCATCCAAGTAATGAAGTTCAAGAAGAAATTATGAAGATATTTTCGAAAGATTTTGAAAAATCAAAACCAAAAAATAGACAAAATACTAGTTTTAAAAAAACCAAAAACAAAGGTAGACAATATACCAGAAGAACTTATGATCCCTCCCTTTAATAGGAGGAGGTAAGGGGGAACTACGTCCCCCCCCCCTAATTTAGCCACATTGGACGTTGATTCGGTTCAATTGCAAAAGGAGTTGGTACAATTTGCGGAAGTTTTTGCATAATATTCAAACTAGATAAGTTGTTTAATTCTGGTTTTACAGCAGCATTTGGGTTTTCTAAATTGGTAGATCCGATACCGAATAATGCAGATTCAATATCACAATCGTTTTTTGCTAAATCTCTTCCTGCATATCTTCCACTTAGCAGTCCATTCCCTGGTAAATTTGTTTGTATCGCTTGTCCCTGTGCAGCATGTGGGTACATTAGTTCTTCTTGTTTTTTTATAGAAGCTTGTTTTTCCAAAAAATAATTTCCAGGAGTGTTTTTATTCCGTGTAGATGCCATATACAATTTACATATCAAAATATTTTTTCAAATGATTGTATTCTGAAATAGATGAGAGAGACGAAATTCCACCATGAATATAATACCATACGCATGTGTAATACCAATGAAATGTATCATATGAACATAAAACAACCTGACCAATATTTTGTGATTCTGAAAACATACGTGCAGCGGCACGTTTATACAGTTCTTGGAAAAAATAATCCTTTACAGTGACTTTGTATAATTCATCTAAACCTTCCGATAGGTTTTTACTGTCAAACAATAATTCGTCTTTTGAATGTTCATCGAGTTCGTCGAAATTATACAATTCACCATTGTAGGTGAATTTTTCAGAAGGATCAAACCGAAAGGTTTTTCGAATAACGTTTCGATATTCATGATCGTCAATATAATTAACCATCGATGGCAGACTTTTGAAATATTCTAAATAATCCATTCTCTTTTCTTTTCGAAACAAGAACATTTCATATAGTTTTTATTGATAATTACAATTCTCGTATTTATCAAATTATTTTTTACTGCGTCTAGATTTGCGTCTAGATTTTCTTGCTTTCTTAGACTTCTTGGCCTTCGACTTCTTCTTGCCTCTAGACTTTCTTCGTTTTTTACCGCCAGACAAGTCGAACATATTAGGGGGTCCACCCCCACTGCCGCCCATTTTCTTGTCCATACCGCCGCTTAAAGGGTTTAGATTATTAAGTGAAAAACTCATATTATATATTATGCATACATAATATTTTCAAACGCATTTTTAAAATCCGGAAACATTTGGTTTTGATTTTTCGCTAAAGTAATTTTCTTCTAATTCTCTCGTGGCTTTTCCTCCTCTTACCCATCCATCCAAAGCCAATTCTTCTACAGCATATTTCGCTTCATTTGCACGTTCACGTTTTCCTGCATCCAATGGATATTGGTCCAAAGGCATAAAGTTTTGTTCCATTACTGTAGAAACACTCTTCTTACCACGTACGTTTTCACCTTGCATTAGTTGCGACTCTAGTGTAGGATCTGCCGATCCACGTCCTAAATATGGAACACTCAAGAAAGTACGAGGAAACAATTGTAGTTTTTCTAAAGGTCTTTGAGAGTCACTTTTCCACAATAAATTCGATTCGGCGTCGACACCCATTGCGCCTAAACCAGTTCCGCCATTTGTACCACTTACCATAACACCTGGATACTGAGTTGCAAAATTTACGTGTTCGTTTGACATTTTGTCAGATGAAAACCGGCTCATAACATTGTCTACATATGCACCATTTTGTACAGTACGTTGTGATTGGTCGAACATATCATTTCCCATACGTCCAGATTGATGAAATTTGTAATCTGAAGTGAATTCAAACATTATATATCATACTAAAAGATATTTCTCTAGGGGGAGCTCCGCTCCCCCCTTACCCCCCCCCACACACACCCTCCTAATAAAGGGAGGGATCATAAGGGAACCGTATGTTCCCTTAGTTGGTATGTCTTTCTAAATTACGAGCACATGCGAATGGATTTCCTTCTTTGCAAGATATCATACTTCCGTAACAAAAATCCACAAACGCCCCTTGATCATTTGGTATAGTTGTACTAGGGTTACTGTAAAATGGTCGCATAGACTGTTCAAATGCTAAATTATCATCTAAACTACGAAACAATTTTTCTGTAAGTTTAGGCTGTTCTGGGTTTATATCGGCAATCATTTGTTTTGTTTGTTCTACTATAGTTTGATGTGTTTCTGGTAAATAAGATGCAGGGGCTGGCTTTTTGTCAGATGCTGCGTTATAATCAGTAATTAGTACATTCTGTAAAGGATTACTTTCTGTGGCTTCACCAAATATATCTGCAGGGAGTAAATGTTTTTTCACATATTCTTCGGCAGCATTTGCCTTGAACCCTTCTTGATCTGAAAAACGAACTTTCTTACTCGATGTTTGTGTATAGTAAATAGAAAAAATCGCTGCTAAAGTTAAAATGCCGATGATTACGACTCTCCATGTTCTCAAAACAAAATAAAAAATCAAGCAAAGTAAAACGACTAATCTTGTAACTGCATTTAATTTTTGTGTATAATTCATACATGATACTGGAAAAAGTTCTAAAATGTACTCTGGAGAAAACAAAATATTTGGATTCGCTCCCCAAAACAATATTTCTTTTGATTCTTGTGATGACATGCGTAATATATCTTATAACTATAATATATATTATTAATACCCTAAATAATGTATTAAGAATGTACAATTTTTACTTTTTCACATTGCTTATCTATTTGAAATGTTTTGCAAGATTTATTTCGAGGAACAATATGGAGTACACATTTTGATTTTTCTCCAGTAAGTGGTTCGGTACATCCTTTTTCTTTATTGGGTTTCCTTTTTTTACGTGTTTGGGAACATCGTGAACGAAAATGTTCATAGCGGTCTCTAACCATGTCATAATTCAATCCTGATTTTTTTTTCAACATCGTATTTATTAGTTCGTGTAATTCGAATACATATCTGGAAAAACTTTCCCTAGATTTCATACAATCCATTGTTAACGGCAACTTTGAAAAATTACCATCCAAATTATTCCTACATTTTCCACATGGTAATACACTTTGTAAATTCAAAATAAAATCTCGATAATGTTTCTTGTCCCTTTTTGTTGGTTTTATAGGGTAATTAAAACTCATTGTATGCAAATAATGCCACAAGGGAGGTCCCCATACTGTAGTTAACATTCCATCGTTGCTTTCATAATCGGACGCATTAAATACAATTTTCCGCTTCTTTTTGTAAGCTTTACATTTTTTCGTTTTCGGCATTTCTATATTATTATGACATTTTTCCTTAAAAATGTAATAAAAGCAAAACAATTATTATAGAATGAATATTCCATTATCCCCTAAACGTAAAAAATCACAATATTCTCAGTTCATAAAAGATTTAGACAAACGTCAAAGTGACACTTATCTTACTTACAAGTGTGGTATTGATTTACATATGGTGATGCAAAACCACTATTGTACATCATTCGCCTCCTATGATGTAAATAGTAGTTTTGTTTCTTGTTACACAAACTGGCAGACGAAACATGAAGTTAACATTGATACAAACATAAAAGACAATAAGATAAAAGTATTTCGTCGCAAAGAAAAAGTCACGATAGATGTAAGTGTGAATTCTCTTAAAGATTTAATTGAAATCGTAGATAAACATCCTTATTGTGCTGACAAAACATACAATATTGATTTACAAGCGTTGCATAAAATAAAATCCGAATTGAAACAATTCAATGACATGATTGGTTTGAAATCACTAAAAACGTCTATTGTCAAACAAATGTTGTACTTTATTCAAGGATTTGCGGAAAGTTCACAACATGGCGATTATAAACACACTGTTCTTACAGGGCCACCAGGAACCGGTAAAACAGAAGTTGCAAAACTGATTGGAAATATGTATTCTAAAATTGGAATTCTGAATGGAAATCATTTCAAAAAAGTCACTCGTACAGATCTCATTGCTGGATATTTGGGTCAAACTGCCATAAAAACAAGGAAAGTAATTGACGAATGTTTAGGAGGTGTATTGTTTATAGATGAAGCATATAGTTTACAAGGAGATGACATGTATGCAAAAGAGTGCGTTGATACATTGTGCGAAGCACTTAGTGATGAGAAGAAAAACTTCATGGTTATTATTGCCGGCTATGAAAATGAATTGAATAATACGTTTTTCAAAATTAATCCAGGATTGCAATCTAGGTTTATATGGCGATTTAATATTGATCCTTATTCGACAAAGGAATTATGTGGAATATTTTCTCACATTGCCACAACAACAGGATGGAATATACACGAAGAAATCACGGAATACTGGTTCAAAAAAAACGGTAATAAATTCAAAGATAACGGTAGAACCATGGAACAATTGTTTTTGTACAGTAAAATTGCACATGCACAACGAATTTATGGAAAAGACGAAGAAAAGAAAAAAATTACTTTAGCAGATATAAACGACGGTTTCTCAATTTTTGAACAACAAAATACGAATAAAGATAAAATTTCATTTGGGCTATATATATAAAGTGTTATGGACGAAAAGGTAATTCATGTAGATCCGGCTGCATTAAAATTGTCAGATAAAAGAACAAGGAAAAAAAGAGAAAAAAATATTAATCCAAAAATTCAAATCAAAAATTCAAACTCTGCTAAAAAACCGAAAGTCTCTACGTTGAAGCGTAATTTACTGAACATGATACGCTCGAATCAAGAAAAACGATTAAAAAACGAACCTTCTAAAAAAATGGAGGAAATTTTGACACCTCCAATGTCTGATTTTGAAGATTCTATTAAATTTTTGTCCAACTTAGCATCTGATGTTCCACCTCCAAAGGTCTCTCGCACAACTCAAATTGTACACAACCGGACTTTCAAACAACCTTCTCCTGTAAATCCATTTCCCACACCCTCATTTCTCCAAGAAGAAACATTGCCTGTACCGACAATTAACGCAGCTCCATTGCCATGGGGCAATCTAAAAAATGGAACGAAACCTACATATAGAACATGGAAAACTCAAACACAAAAGGTCTTACCACCGTCACGTTTTCCACCAAAACCAAAATTAATGGATGTTCAATCGTCTCCAATTCAAATCAATTATGAAGCCCAGTTGAATGACAAAATAAAAGAAATGAGCGAAAGAGAACAATATGCCAATATGAAAAAACAAAAACCAGCGAAACGAAAAGGTAAAAAACAGAAACGAACTGTAAGAAGAACATATCGTGTTGGTAAATCAAAAGCACATCCACGAGTTTCAATATTAGTTGCAAATAAAACACTTCGCAATGAAGCCAATTTGAAAAAAAACGCATTAAAAGAAACCCCAATAAATGAAGTTAAGAATTTTTTACGGAAACAAGGTTTTATAAAGGTAGGTACAACGACACCAAACGATGTAATTCGACAAATGTACGAAAATGTTAAAATGGTTTGCGGTGAAGTTCATAATCACAATCCTGACAATTTATTATATAATTATTTCAATGATACAAACGAAACTTTTTATTAATCATTATATTTTATTATAATGATCAAATTATTTCATAAACATATTGATAAAAGCGATATACATATTTACGGTAAAGATTTGGTAAATGACACAATTAAAGCTGGTTACAATATTGGCGATTTATTGAACATTCCTTCTTTATCAGGATTTTGGGATGCTTTACCACATAACAGTCAAGAAGAATTAGAAAGAATGTATATGGTTGGTAATGCATATGTTGATTCTATTTTATATTATTATATCGAATTACGCCCACATGATGAAATAATACCATACTTGTATCGAGTTCAAGGGGCAACTGATAAATTTATACAAAACTCATCTGTTGCCAAAGAATTGGTCCGTGTAGTAGATAGTAATGATGTATTGTGTGTACATATCCGGTCTGGAGATAAAGAAGTAGAACGATCCTTTTTAGATTTAATCGTAGAAATGTCGAGAGAGTTCAATTTTGTCTACATATTTAGCGGATTACATCTTGATGAAAGATTCGCAACACACGACCAGAAAAAAGAAAATTTCATGAATTCTATGAATTATTTATTCGAACATTGCTTTAATGTCACACTTATATTGGCAGAACCAGATATTCATATTAGTCTTATGAAAAAAGCCAAACATCTTCTTTTACATAAAGGTGGATTTTCCGCCATTGGTTTCATTGTGTGTGAAGGTACTTTATATACCACAAAATATCTAGATACTCTTACCGATATATGGTTTTCAAACGTAAATAAAAAACATATTCATTTAGAGTGTATATAATTGTTATTTACATATATGTAGCATACTATACCACTATTTACAGTAACAATGGTATAAATTCAAAGAAAAGGTTTAGGCAAAAAAATTAAATATGCAGATTGGTTATATGAAACGCTTCGCAAAGATACCCAAACTGTCTACAGACGCGGAATACTTGGGTACTATTCCAGCGACTATGTCACAACCTAAGGGGAAGAAGGGCAAAAAACAAAAAAAGATGAATGATAAAGAAATTATGAAAAATGCGTTTTTTGACAATACAAATGACCGTGAACAGTACATTCCTGATTTTGAGTCAACAACAACCCTTTACAAGCCATATGAAAAAATCATCCATATGTCCACCAATGAACGTGAATGTTTTGAACATAAATTCGTTCAACCTAAAAACGAAAGCCAAGAAACCTATGTTAATATACTTAAAAATAAACACAAAAAAATTGTTGTTGCCAATGGGCCAGCTGGTACAGGAAAAACATTATTTGCAACTGAATATGGTGTTAAATATTTCTTAACAAATGTTGTCGAAAAACTCATCTTCACAAGGCCTTCTGTTGCAGTTGATGAAGATTTAGGATATTTACCTGGCACGTTGGAAGAAAAGATGGCGCCTTGGATTCGCCCAATCTACGACATTTTGTACAAATTTATGTCCCCTAAAGAAGTAACTCAATTGATAGAAGACAAAGTCATTGAAATTGCTCCATTAGGGTATATGCGAGGACGAACGTTTCAAAATTCATGGATTGTTGCTGATGAAATGCAAAATTCCACTGTGTCTCAAATGAAAATGTTATTGACAAGATTAGGAAATAATAGTAGAATTATTATTACAGGAGATTTAGAACAACATGATAAGAAAGACGAATTGAATGGATTGGAAGATTTCTTACGAAGATTTCACGGAAAACGTTCTGATAGTATTTCTAGTTTCGAATTTGAGAGAAAAGACATTCTGAGAGAGGAAGTCGTTAAAGAAGTTTTAGAAATATATGGAGGGAATATGCCTGATTATTCTTCAGAAGATTATTGTGATCGGTCAGAAAAATCTGAAGAAAATTTATAAAATGTGGAGATAAAGTATAATGGCAAAATCTAGAAGTTTCTCGGCAAAGTCAGCAGAGTTTTCGAAAATGTCCTCTGCTGTATTGCAAAACAAATTTGTTTTGTATTTTGTATTCATTTTAGCAGTCGGTAATTTATTCAATTTTGTTTTTAGACAAGATCTTATGTCTGTAGGAGTGCTTTTGGCGACAGGCCTACTTACATCGTTCTTTAGTAAAAATATGGTGGTTATTATGATTATTGCAATGGTAGTCGCCAATGTAGTTCAATTCGGAAATCGCGATGGATTTCAAACCAAAAAGGAAAAAGATTTTGAAGAGGCGTTTGAGAAAGTTTTAGACGAATTTGCAGATGAACTAGGAGAAGGGTTTGAAGATGACGACGGTGATGATGAAGATGATGATGAGGAGGAAGATGAGGAAGAAAAGGAAGAAGAAGATGAAGACGAAACAGAAGGTTTCAGAAGAAGAAGAAGAATAAAGAAAGGATTAAAACCAGAACCACATCAACATGTTACAGATAAAAAGGTCACATCACACCATCATTAACTTATAAAAATATTCAAATATTGTATATGAATATTTTGAAAGCAAGACATCAAATATCTGTATTGTATTTAAGTTTTATTTTGTACTTTTTCTTTTTACTGTTAATCATGTCTCAAATAGGAACTAAATATGTAGGTTTAGCATTTGTATTTTTGTGGATTATGTCCATTGTTACACGAAACATTCCTTTGTGTATTTTCGGATCTGTTGTACTGACACTTACTTGGAAATGGATGCTTGTAGAAGAATCATTTGTGACCATTACACACGGTCACGAAGGTGTAGGAGAAACTACGGTGAAACATACCCATGATGTGAAAGAAGCAGCGGAACAAGAAAAAAATAAGAAAAAATTAGAACTTCCTACGTTATTGTCTTTGCCAAGTGCTTTAGAGACTGCAAAAAAAGATTGTTTGGCTTTGGCCACTCATTATGAAACAAAAATTGTGGATCTGCGTGAAGATCACGTTGAAAAAATGAATTTGACAAAAAATTTGCATAAACGTGAAATTTCTCAAAAAAACGCGGTCATTGACGGCTACAAAAATGATATGAGTTTGAATAGGAAACGTATTGCCACTTTAGAAGATGAAAGAGATAATTGTAGAAGAGAGTTTAGTAATAGTAAACAAGTTTTGAGTCAAGCACATAAAATGAGTAAAACGTGATAACAAAAAATCATTATTAGATATATATATATGGATTTATTGGAACTAGTATTATTGATACAAATTATTTATTATATCATTCACGACAGTCATTTTTACATTATTCTCTTTGTTTTATTATCACTTATACTCATGAGTTTTAGTAAAGAATCGTTGATATTCATTTTGGTTCCAATGGCACTAACACATATAGTCTTTTTGATAAGAGGTGAACCGTGCCGTGAAGGTTTCGGACGAAAAAAATGGAGAAAAAGAGCAAAAAAAGCAAGGAAAGGAGTCCGTAAGGTTGGGGGGAACATAAGCAAAGGAGTCCGTAAGGTTGGGGGGAACATAAGCAAAGGAGTCAGTAAGGTTGGTGGGAACATAATGAGGATACAAAAAATGGCAGACCACTATAAAAATATGGTAAATGATCACGTACGTAAAACAATTATTTATGAAAAAATGTTAAAAAATATAAATATGATAACAAATTCGAGAAATTATTGATTAACTTTATCGCATTATTATATAATATGTTATTGTTAGTTGTTCTGATACAAACACTATTTTTTATAGTAAACGATGCTCATTTTTATGTCATTCTTTTCATATTGTTTTCATTTTCTCTTAGCAAATTTAGCAAAAATGAACTGATTTATTTATTGTTACCTGTAATTATTGTTCACGTTTTATACCTACATCTGAAAGAGGCAAAGGAAGGATTCATCAAATTGAAAAAAGGAAAGAAAATGATAAGCAAAACTTCAAAGAGTGCATCAAATGGTATGAAAAAAGCTGTAAAAGACGCAGAGGATCGTGTGCGTAAAGAAGTCGGTAATCGTTATGACGGTATTTTACGGACAGTACGCGAAGAAGCTCAACGTGCACTAAATAAAGTGAAAGAAGAAGCAGAAAAACGTTTCAAACAAGCAATGGATCAAGCAAATCAAATACAAAAAAAAATGAAAGAACAATATAAACAATTGAGAGAAAAAGCGGAATTTATGTTACGAAGAATCAAAGAACGAATGAAAAATAACAAAGAAGATTATGATAACGTTCAAAAAACAAATTTTCACACAATGGAAAAAAGCCTTGTTACACCTGAATATGATGAAAGTGTAAATACTGAAGATCAAAAAAACTTGGATACAGATATTCCTGATCCAGAGAGTTTTAAGCATGAAAAATCAATGGGATATGGAGGGGGAGAAGATAAGTCAAGTATGAAAAAACCAGATGTAAAAGTCGGCTTCAATTAATAAAGTCTCACTTTATAGTAATGATAAAAGTATTATTATTATTACTCATTTTATTCGGCGCAATGTTCTATAGTGTCAGTTTTCTGAGAGAAGGATACCAGTTAAGCGATACACACATGTATTTAGAAAACTTGAATAAAAAACTAGATCAGCAACATAGCAAAATGGAAAACATCGAAGAGAAATTAGATAAAATGAAAAAAGATATGGATGTAGAAGTTTTCAATGAAGACGATAAATTATAAATCTCTTTTATAGACATATATAAAAGAGATGGGAATAAAAAAGGCCTTTAAAGGAATTACCAAAGGGTTAACAAAATCGATTAAAAAGACTGCTAAACAATCGAAGAAATTTTTCACAAAAACTCTTGTGAAAGGCTTCAAAAAATTCGGAACAACCATAAAAAATAAAATTGGAAAGCCTCTAATGAAAAGTTTTAAAAAGGTTGGAAGTTTTTTCAAAAAAATCAAAGATTGGTTTATGAATATTATCAAAAAAGTTGTGAATTTTGCAAGTTTGATCGCCTATTACATACAATGTGGCATAAAATTGATGGTTAATTTTTATAAATGCTTCTTCTGGTACTTTTTAGACATTCTTAAGTATACACTTTTATATTTACCCATTTTGATATTGATGTCAATGATTGGATTGGCCAAAGAATGGGTACCAATACAAACCAAATTGGATCAATTCATCGGATGGCCCAATGATGTACAAAATGATTGTTATCGCTGTAAAAATAAAAAAGCCAAGGGCATCGATTGGGATGCTATCAAAAACATGTTTAAAAAGAAAAAAGGAGACGGAGATGGAACATTCAGTTTCTTGACTTTTTTAGTGGTTGTATCTATTTTGTTATTGCTTTGTTATATGTTTTGGTTCCTCTTTTTACGCAGGACGTAAACCTAGAAAATATCTAAAACCATTTTATATGGCGAAAAAGTGTATACCAGGTGTAATTTGTATTGTTGCTCGTTATCATGTTTTGGTTCCTCTTTTTGCGCAGGACGTAAACCTAGAAAATATCTAAAACCATTGTATATGGCGAAAAAGTGTATACCAGGTGTAATTTGTATTGAAAATATGACAATGTTTATAATATTTGTATTGTTGCTCGTTATCATGTTTTTATGGTATCGTTTGTCTGATTTAGGCAAAACAAAACCAACTGGAATATTACCTCCTAGACATTCATCACACGTTTCTGTTACAAATGCCTTGGCAAAAGTTCCTATGCAAGACGTTCGTGGGGACGTGGGACGATGTGGCGCAACTGGTGGTACCATTGGCGATCCTTTGACCAATGCATATGTTCCCCCTGTAAAATGTGATGCTGGTGGGTTAATGAATGCCCCTTTAGTAATGAATATCCCTTCTAATAGCATTCCTATTAACATGCCAACACAACATTACAATCAACAATACTCTCAGATTGGTATATTGACCAAGAAGTCCGGACCCAATCGTGAAATACTTCCACTTATGGGAAGAAGAACCATCACATCGAGAGACAAGTGGCAATATTATACAGTGTCTGGAGGAGGCGCCGGTGGCAATTTACAAACAAAGTTGCCTGTAAGTGTCAAAGGAAGAAAATGTAGTGGTGAATATGGGTGTGAAGAAATACACAATGGCGATCAGGTATATGTGGAAGGGTTTCAAGATATTTTTGAAGCGACCATTTACGAAAGTGGATTGTTTTCTTATATTCCTTATTAATATAGCATGGCAGTCGAAATAATTAATAATATGAAAAAAGAAAGTTTAGAAGTATTGTATCATTTTGAAGAAGAAAAACTAACTTCCTTTTCTTCCACAATGTACATTTTTCCAAAAATAATTAATTCCAAAATATTCTTTTTAGAAAAAAACTATGTGCCTACCAGAATCCATATTTGTGAGAAATTACATCGAATTACTGGCTATAATCCTGAATGCGAAATGGTACTGGAATGTGAATATATAAGCGCTACTCCGAAAAAATTGTTTCTTTGTATAGGGATTCAATTCAATCATGGTAGTGATGTTGTATTTCCTTTAGAAACAATCAATTATGAAAAAATTGTTGGAAAATGCACGAAAAATCTTTTTTATCAAACAAGAAGTGGAAACAATGTGTTTTTGTGCCGAGATTTATTGAATGTAAAAGGTGAAAAACCGAAATTGACGGTTTCTGCCCACAATGCTTACAAAGAAATAATCAACTACGATTCATATGATAGTTTGAAAGCAGTATTGGTATTGTCTGATGGACAAACCCAAAAAATAGAACCGAAAACATTTGACGTAAAACTCACCAAAATGCTGTATATTAATTCTACACAAGAAGGGTTTATTGGTACGATTGGCAAGGATGATACTTACATGGAATGTAAATTATTGCAAGAAGACGCAAATGATCCAAATCAAGTGTATGAAGATGTTGCAGTTGTACCGTTGAAAACCAATACATATGAACGCGGTATGGTTACATTTAGCCATTTCTTACATTTCTTTTTGGTGTCGGTGGGAGCTGGTTTAGGATTTCCAAATTTAATGGTCACCATTTTTGACAAAAAAACATTTATTAATGAAGAAACTGGTAAACCGAAGACCTTTTTACGGATATTGATTGGGTTTTTCTCGATTGTTTGTTTCTTTTTAGTAGGACTCATTATGGTCATTATCGGATTGGCAGATCCAAGATATTCTTCTAAAATCGCAAACGATCAAACCATCAAACAAGGATCGGTGTTGGCAACGGTAGGGTTTTATATGATTCTTGTTCATTGTTCTTTTGCTTTAGGTATGTTTACGTTCAAAAAGTTCGGTGCGTTGGTTTCAAAGAGGTTTGACGATATGTTTGAAAAAGACGAGTTGTCCGGTTCCTTTTGGGATATTTTGGATGGCTTGAAAAACGTATGAGTACATATAAAACATTTTTTATATGTAATTATTTTTCGTATTTTATTTTATTTGATTTGCGAATGCGACGACGTTTTATTGTCGAGTTCATTCATGTTAGATTGCCTTCTCCATTGCATCATAAACGTGAAGTATATTCACTTTGTTTTGTAACCCATTTAATTCGATTAATTTTTATAGTCCACTTCTGGGATCCGTGTTTTTAGGTGTTTTAGTATCAGAACTCATATTATATACTATACTATCTATATCACATATTTATACAATTACCTAGGAACACTCGTTAGGTAATTATTTTTCTAAATAATGAGCAAATTAATTAAGACAGCATAGAAGCACCGGCAATTGTATCCTGTACTGGTTTGAACGTACTTCCAATCACTTTTTCAGGAACGCTACTTTTTCCTACAGGTGCCATTTGGCCAATGACCTCTTCTTCCAACGTGACTTCTACAGTGGGGTTCATTTTTGCCATTTCAGCATCCTTTTTAGGCTGCGAAGCAGTATGACGAACCATAGGTACTTTCGATCTGGCCAACCCATTGTTGCTTCTTCGGAGCAATTCATATGCCACAAAAATGGTCAAAACACCTAAAATAGGAGTGGTGTAAAAAAGCATGTAAAGTGTAACGATGATAATCACCGCAATTCCAATATTTCCATTTATATATTTAATCAAAAATGCTGGAGTTGGTATAGGAAAAATCAAATACAATATAAAAATGACAAACAATGCTACTTCTAACGGAGGTACCGATGTTATGGATGGAAATTTCATAGCTATATAATGAGTATTTATATTTTTTCGCTAAACATTTTAATTGTCTAAAGCAATTAAAATGTTTAGCGAAAATATACGATGAGTCAACGATATTTTCAAGATGAATATGCTTGTAGATTGTACAGAACACGCGATGAAGATCAAATGTCAGATGATGATATTGTGTTGTCGTCCGACGAACAGCGAATCATGAATGAAAACTGTAAATATATGGATGGATTGGATGAAGTGCAGAAACAAGAAGGCAATGTAAAAGACGCAAGTGAATTGTATATTAGAGGTTGGATGCAAGCTACCAATCTAATGATAGGCTGTGTAGTTTTAGGGATATTTATTTATCGCGATAAATAATATAGAATGAGTACCTACGAAACCGATTACAATAGGACGACGACTGGTCATAACTTGACGCAATTTAACAAAACCATTAAAAGCATCCTTCAATCGCGTAAACTTCAAGAAATGCATAAAAATTGTGGGGAGAAGAACTTATCGGCAACGGATCAATGTTTTACAGTTGATACCGAAACGCAGAAAGTAATGAATGCAGACGGCACTATAAATACAACGTTTCAAAACGAAACAGGAACAAATTTAGATAGTGCATACAATATTTTGATGGGGCAATATAATCTAGGAACACCAGATAAACAAACAACGTTTACAGTTAACGAAATATTAGCAATGGCTGTAGCGGCTGGGTATGATGGAGATTCAAATCAATATGGTGAATCGAGTAAGTTTGGACAAGATATAACAGATATTCAAGCAAGTATGGGAAATTCTGCTCATTTTCAGAATGATATATCTACAACCCATAAAGATGTAAAAGAATTACGAAATAAATTAGATAATCAAATGAGAGAAATATACAATCCGGACCAACAAGATCCGAATATTTTGCTTGATCAAAGTGTTTATGTTACGCTTGTATGGACTGTTTTAGCAACATCTGTTCTATATTACTTATTTGTCAAACTATGATATTTTATGTGTACTATATATAAAATGTCAACTCCAAAAGAATTCTTTACAAACCCTTTAGCCTCATATGAATCTTTTGAAACATATGGAACTTTACAACACCAGTCAAATAAAATTACTGCACTTGAAAGCAATTACGACGTATTGCTTGGTAAAATGGACAAACACGTCGACAAACGATCAGAATTAGAGGGAAACTATCAAGATTTTGATGAAACTATTACAGAAGGACCAGACGCTGGTAAAAAATGGTTGGATAAACTCCATAAGAAGTCTACTGTAAAAGACGCTGTAAAAGAAGATACACATGTAATGATTATTCAACAAAACAATGCATATATTATTGGCATGATCACTTTAACAACTGTATTAATCACAACATTTTTGGTGATGAAAAAATAGTAGGTAAAGATATAGAAAATGTCGGAAGAAATTATTTCAAATTCACAGTTTAGAAAAATTGCTTCAGAACAAAAAGCAGCAGGTGATGTTTTGGACCTTGAATACAATCGGTTGGTGTCGAAGAAAGCAAATATGGATGCCGAAATTCAAAACGCAAACCGAATGATTTTGTTAAACCAGACATATCGAGATCGTCAGAAAAAATACCTGATATTATTGACTTTGTTTATTTTGACATTTGGTGCTTGTTTATTCATTGTATTTTTGCAAGAACGTTTAGGATATAGCTCTGCTATCATGGATTGGATTCTTGTATTTATTGTTGCAATTGGATTTATATCAGCGTATTTTTTGTATCAAAATATTTTGAGTCGAGATAAAATTGATTTTAGTAAAATCCAAGATGAGGCACTTATAGATCCAAAAGAAGTAGATGAAAGTTACGAAGATGCTGCTAAAAAGGGTGATATCAGTACATTAACCGTCGAAAGTTGTAAAAATGAAGCGTGTTGTGGTCCTGGGTATGAATATAAGTTAAATAATGATGGTGATAAAAAAGAGTGTAGACCAATATAATTTCTGAATGATATATATATGACTGTAACTATTGACCACGGTGATTTACAAGATAATGTAGGTACAGCTGGTACCGAATACAACTTGTATAAAGAAACAATTGATCCAAATGAACATATTGTGACAGATATATTGACGAAAGAAAAAAATAGATTAGATGCAAAAGAAGAAGTAATTCAACCGATTTATGAAACCAAAAAACGTCAAGACGCCCAGAAACGTAGTACAACATTACGAAAAAATGCTTATACATATATGTTTCTTGTTGTATTGGCAATCGTTGGTCTTGTTGTAATACTATTTATATTGAAAAATTATTTTCCAGTGATTCCTGATTTTGTACTGGATTTGTTGATTATGTTTGTAGTGGCCGGAGGTATCAGTTATTTGATTATTTTAGCAGTTGACATTGTAAAACGTGACCCAATGGATTTTGAAAAAATCGATTTCGGTATTTTAGTGGACATTGAAGAAGTAAAAGAAGACGAGGGCGAAACTGGCGTTAATTTGATAATGCCAAATGTCCAACAAGAATGTGTTGGAGCCGATTGTTGTGATCCAACTTCAAACCCATATTTTTACAATAACCAATGCAATCGATGTCCAGATGGGCAAATTTGGGATACAGATACAAATGCTTGTAAATTGTCGCCGAGTGTAGAAGGGTTTGAATCTAAAAAAAATGTAAAACCTTATACACCTAAACCGACATTCACGCCAGTGTAATTTCTAGCTATATATAAATGGAAGTAGAGAAAGAGCAGTTGATTGAATTAGCAAGAAAACAAAACAATGCGATGCATACACGCTATTCCACTCAATACAGTCAATATACATATAAAATTGGTCAAATACATTTTCTAAATAATTTCACCTACTTTCTGATTTGGATTTATTTCATTTTAGCCGCAATTTATTTAGGTATATTGATAGTCAGTGAAAAACGGAACAACTTCAGTATGTACTATAAAGTAGGTGTATTTTTGACGATTATTGTGTTTCCTTACCTCATTACTCCAATTGAAATGTTTATTATGAAAATGTGTACGTTTGTTATAGAAACGATTGTTGGTAAAGTATTTGAGAGACCAGATCATGAATTTGTGATCAATTACAATTCAATACCGAATATTTTCAACTATTAGGGGAACTATATACTCATTATCCCTCCTTTTATTTTAATGGCATTATTAAAATAAAAAATGTTTGCTATGTGAAACTCAAAAGGTTTTATTTTTGTTATTTAATTACTTAATTCAGACGCACTATCACTTTCTACAGTGGTTGTAATCGATGGAAGTTCTGTATGGTTGGTTTTAAGGGTGATTCCATCCCATGTACCCTCTTTGTTGCGTCCACCGAACTCTTTGTCAATGGCATTGAATAATTCTTGTTTCTTTCCAACAATTTTGGATTGATAATTACTGGTGTACCAAGATGTGAATTCTTCTAAAACTTGTTCTTTCTTCAATCTTTGCGATGGAGCTTTGATAATTTTATCTGAAATGAATTCCGCAATGTAATCTTGTCCTTTCTTGTATTCATCACTGTATTCCTTTACTTTAGGACAAATCTTGAGCGCACCTTGGTTTACGTAGGCAATCTCTATCAACATGGACATAAAAATAGGCCCCCATTTTTTGAATTTTTCATCAAAATCGTCCTCTTGTTTGAACTGATATTCTTCGTTTTCGTCAGGGTCGTCCACAAACAAAGATAGAAATTTAATAACGCGAATGCGTCTCCATGTACCATGATCACGACTTTTTACTGGTAAATAGTGATTGGCCATAATTACACTGTGAACTTGAGGAATGAAAGATTCTTGGTCTTTAAAAAGTCCACGATATGTGATCTTATCTGTACCGCTAGTTAGGGCTTTCATCGGACCTTCATTCAACTTTTCTCCTTCAGATGGTTCCGCAGTAACCGCAAATCGCGACCCAACCAAACACATAATCTCAGGAGTTGCTTTACCTCGAGAAGGTCTTTCATTGACAAAGAATGAAACGTCTAGTTCTGTTGCATAATCTCCTAAAATCATTTGTATGAGCTTTACAAGCATCGACTTACCGTTTTGACCAATGCCTGTATAATAATGCAAACACTGTGTTTTTGCAGTATCACCTATAATTACAGATGCAAGATGATCCCACATGTACGTGCACAATTCAGGAATGGGAAATAATTTATTGAAATAATCATGAATTTCTGCAATGGAAGTCTTGTCTTTTACAGGATCAAGTGGATGATAATCCGTTTGTGTACATTTTGAAATATAGTCTTCCGGATAACCTTTGCGGAATCGTTTATCTTTGAAATCTATCACTCCGTTAAGAAAGCATAGCAAATAACGGTTTTGATCTAATTTGCTTTCGAATTTCTTGTCGTAAAATTGCTCTCTACATTCGCGCATGATATTATCCTTGTCTTTTGTTTTTCCAAGACGTGTCGCGATTTCAATCAATAAATTGACACGTGTTTTCAATAAAATGTGTTCTTCGTTTTCTACATCAACATCTCCATCTGGTGTTTTTATCATATTTGCTCGATCGAGTGTCTTTTTTGCCTTCATCAAGTAAAGACCGCGAATTTCCGTAGAAAGTGCATTTCTTAATGTTGTACCAGAATCGTCTCTACTCCAATAACTTCCATTGAATTCGTACCACACATTTGTTTTGATTCCACAAGATACATAACTACCTTTTTTAACATGAAATACAACGGTTGCTATGTCGTAATCACAACTTCCGCCTTTTTTACCAGATGCTACATTCGCATCCATCGTTAATTTTTGTATTGTGTCATCTAAGTAATAATCGATTGTATTTTCGTGTACTTTTTGATACTCTTCTGGTGCGTCATTTTTAGACCAATATTGTAAAGATCTTTTAGTGACACCTACTTCTGGTTCATGAATCCATCGCATCCAATGATCACACATAGATGGTATTTCTTTGTGAACATCAAATGATGGAGACTGTAAACTGAATTTGACCCAAGCAATTAGTAAATAAACACATGTGTTTCTCAAAGCAAATCCTACTTTGATCCATTTATTATATGAACCAGGACCATAATATGTTGCTGGTAAAGTCATTGCATAATCGCATGCTTCTTGCAATTCATATTTATGAGATGGTAAATTGTCCAAAAATGTATTGTATAGAATATTAATCTCTTCTACTGATTTTATTTGACGTACAACTGAAACAGATATTTGATTAAAATCATCTCCGCCATTAAATGTGGCATTATTCGTAGCCTGAGTATGTTTTGTTGGTTTAGTATTAGATTCTTTAAATTTTTTTATCACATCTATCATAGAGTCATGTGGTAAAGATAACTGAGGTATATTTTTGGTTCGAATGAACAAGTCTTTGTAATGTTGTGCATAGAACGAATCGATTTGGTCTACACTTTCTACAAGAGGGACTTTGTTCCATATTCGTGAATCCGCGTCGTAATTTACATTATATGCGTGAGTGATTTCATAAGGTTTTACATCATCCGGTTTCAAAGAGCACGGAGCGAGCCAACCATTTGTACCGTTACAAATAGATGAATCGACTACATCGTGAAAATCATTGACAAGAGGTAACGTTTTCCAAGATTCTAACAAGGAAATCGTTTCAACGATTTTTTCTCGGAAATATTGATGATAAATGGAATTCATTTTCACACAAAACATCATATGAATACCATCTTTTACAATGGTTGTGCTATTGCTTTTTATAACAGTTCTTGGTGCCGGTTTTTGTTGAACAATAACTTTAAAATTGATTTCTTCATCAATATCAAATATATTCGAATATAAATTTAGTACAATTGTAATCAGGCCTTGTATATGGTCTTCATCATATTGCCTCGAAGTATGTTCCGACAAATATTGAAGGTCAATGTCCAATAAAAATGGGCCAGATTCTTGATCTTTATAAATGAGTTGACGTTCAATAAGGTTATGTGTCCGTTTTAGTTTTATTATATCCTTGTAGTACAATTTCGTGAATTGATCATACAATTCAGGTGGTATATGAATCGCTCGTTTTACAGTCTTTCCAAATTCGGTATGCGTCAATTCTTTATCGCTACCTTTTCCTAAAGCACAACTTGTCAATAAAGCTTCCAGTGTGTTAAAATTGTGATTTGCCATATTGTTTGTATTACTGTTTATATATTTATATATATTTTTTTCAATTTTGCATAAAACTCAATCATTCGAATAAGTTTCAAAATTGAAAATAAAATAGTATAAACATATCATATAATATCTTGACATGGCTACTCCTACTCAAACGATTCGATTTTGTGATATTTGTGAAAATAAATATTATCATCATATAAGCGATGATAAACTAGTCTACTACTGCCGTGTATGTGGTAAAGTAGACGACATCTCTGTATCAGAGAATGTTTGTGTACTGAATATAAAATATGGTCAAGAACATGGGTCGAAACCAATAGATATGATTGTAAATAGATATACAAAATATGATCCAACCCTACCAAGAATTGCATTGCCTTGTCCAAATGCAAAATGTGAAAACAATAAAAATGATAAAACAAGTGAAGTGATTTATATTCGATATGACAATAATAACATGAAACATTTGTATATGTGTGTTGATTGTGACCACATTTGGAAGTCCCATGAATAAACTACAAAATTGAATTATTTTTTATAAAGCATTTAGATAAAACATATTGAATTATTATATCATGTCGACCATTGTTAAGAATACAGAAGAAAAGGACGATAAATCTGTAGAAAGTACAGATGTTAGTGATAACGAGAGCGAATATGAAGAAAAAAATGATCATGAAGTTGCGGATGAGGATGAGGATGAAGATGAAGATGAAATTGAAGATGAAGATGAGCTTGAAGAAGTAGAAAATTATAACGATGAAGTTGATTTTCAAGAAATCGAGAATGTACAAGGAGATAGAGAAGATGTCGATATCAATGATTTGGAAGAGGAAGAAGAGCAATCGTTTCAAAAAATAGAAGATTATACTGTTTTATCTGATTTAGAAAAATTACATCCAGAATGTCAAAATGTAAATTATCACGAAGTTGCTGCATTAACACGCGTTGTACGTAACAATAAAGGAAATATTGTAGATCCATTACACAAAACGGTCCCCTTTTTAACAAAATATGAAAAAGCGAGAATAATAGGGGTTCGTACAGAACAATTAGAAAGAGGCGCTCAACCATTGATACCTTTAGCTGCCAATATTATAAATGGCCGTACAATTGCAATGATGGAATTTGAAAAGAAAAAAATACCCTTTATTATTGCGAGACCTATCCCAAATAAAGCAATTGAATATTGGAAATTAGAAGATTTAGAATTTCTATGATCATTATATGAAGTTCCCTAAAATAGTTTTAGTTTTTATTTTTTTTATCGTATTGTTTATCTTAACAAAAGAACGTTATGTGTCGTATTTACCTACACTATCTGTTTATCCAGATAATATTATTGAATCAAAAGAAGTACAAGAATACGCCAATACTCCTGTAAATAGATCATTGTTTTACGAAACAGACGAATCGGTTACCAACGCATTTGTGAAAATTGTACCAATGACCAAATCACAATTGGAAGATATTATTACACAACCATGGATAATATGTCTTCTTTATGGATTGAAGTTTTCTATAAATCGAGCGAGACCTTATCAAGTGAACGATAACATACAACCATTGAAAACAAGTACTGGTCATACCCCTGCGTATCCAGCAGGTCATGCATTTCAAGCGTATTTATTGGCAAAAATACTATCAGAACAATATCCGGAAAAAAAGGAAAAATTATATACTTTAGCAGGTAAATGTGATATTTGTCGGATTGAAGCAGGAATTCATTATAAAAGCGATGGAGAGTTTTCTAGAAAACTTGTGGATTTTTTTATCCAATAAACAGTATCATATAAATATACTTTATTTATATAATGCCTTCGTTTCCATTTTTTGTTTGTTAATCATTTAGAGCAAGTATTGTTGTATGTGACTGGATTTGGACTATCCGAATTATTTGTAAAAAATATGAAGTTCACAGATTATCAAGCATTTTTATACTATATTGCATTATGGTTTGTTTATTTGATTTTAATGTATAATACAATGTCTTATGATTAATTTTTACAATTTGTACCACAATCTAAACAAGTAATAAATATAGTTGCTGGTTCATCTGCACTTCGTGTTTGTAATTCATAATATGTGCATTTCTTCGATCTACACTTTTTACAGGTAAATAAATCAGTAGACGCTTCAATGTTTGTATGTAATCTAGATTTATCGCGTTTTATCTTTTGTTCAATAAGCGTTTTCCATTTATCAGGACACATTTCTTGATGTGTCATAACTGACAGAATTTTTGGAGTTACTTGATTTGTTTTTATGAAGTGTTTTAATTCTGAATTTTTGAAATTGTATAATAATGTTTTCAATCTTGCAGAGTAAATATCGCAAAACTTTGGGTTCGTCCATTTTTTTATAATTTGGCGGAACGTAGCATCTTGAATAGAATAATTGTAAACACTTAATTCGATATTGTTTCCTATTGTTTCGTTTTCAAATAATGTAGAAAAATGATTTCGAATGTTCTTTCGAAATAAATTCGGATCTGACTTAATGAACTGATTCTGCATTGTATTGTATTGTGTTGTGTTATGTAATACATTATAAAATACTATTTAATCAATTTTACGGAAAATACTCTTCTTCGGATAATTCCGATTCGAAATCCAACTCATCCAAATCTTCGTCGTCTACAACAAATCCATCATTCTCATATCCATATTTATTTAATTTAGACGGATCAATCTCTTCTTCTTCTGATTCTTCATCAGAAGAATCAAGAGTTTCAAATCCACCCATTAGTTGTTCGTAAATAGTGTTCCATTGATCTTTTCGCAAATCAACTGGATTGTCATTCTCATCGTAATATATGATCAACATGTTTCCGAAAAACAAAGTACTGTCAATGGGAGGGGGATATTCATATTTATTTTCTCTTCCTGCATTCCCCTTGGTCTTTCCATATACAGCGATTTTTGTATATGTTTTAGAATTCACTTCTAATTTTTCCCACTTGTGACATTCTGTAAAGCCAGACGCAGATTTAAAAGAGGCTTTTTTATACAAATCTTCTGGTGTTAAACCTTTTGCATTCTGTTCCTTTATTTTACCAGATTTATCAACAATTATTATATAGGTCATTTTTACTGTAAAATATGGGATTCGTTTAAGTAAGTTTTATAATTCTTTTATCTATAGAATATATGAATCAATTTTTCAACGTAACCATATATATAGTCTTGATTTTAGTTGCCATATCTTTAGGACATCAAATTTATATTTATATTCAAAATACGTATACGCCGAAAATAACAAAAGATATTTATCGCAATCAAATTGAAAAATACAAAGATATTGTAAAGGAATTACAAGATACTCACCAAAGTGAATCGCAGGCAATTCAAGACAAAATTGAAATGGAGAATGATCTACAAGCTTTTGTAGAAGAAAGCGTGAAACAATATAAATAGTTTTTAAGAATGAATTTAGGAATGAAATATCATACTCTGTTAAAAAGTTTTCCAAACTACATCAAACCTTCTTATGAAACAATGTTGCATAAGAAGGTTTCTGCAGAATATGATTTAGAAATCGCGATACCATATGGAAAAAAATCGTTTTTATGGTTCACGTGGTTTGAAAATAAACCATTGTGTTGTATTATTGAAATCGGAAGAAATCAACAATTACAAGATAATATTCATGTGTTAAAAATGCCTTATAATAAAGAATTATTTCTCGGTACAATACTTTCTGGGTATATTGTTGAACACGAAGAAAACCCTGATCGAAAATATTTCTTAGCAGATGATATTTTTAATTACTGTGGTTATGAATTAGGAAATCCATTTCCTATTCCATTGAATAAAAAAATGGGCATATTTACAGAGTTTTTCTTGAATTTAAAAAATAATGTATTCGATAATTACAGTATTCATTCTATCATCATGTGGAACAAACAAAAAGAAGCAGGAAATATACCTGAAAAATGGAAAAATATACCATATCCTGTTAAATTTATACAGTACAGAAACACTACAAACGTTGTACCTTATTTGAACTGGACCGCTTCTAAAAACGTTTGGGGTGGAATGGGCCCTCAAATCATGGAAGACGAACCAGTTGTCAAAAAAGACAAGATTTGGTCTCATAAAATTACACATGTACCAATATTACAATTATCATTACATAGTGACGCATATAAAGGAAAGAAAATGTTTTGGGTTACCGCAGATATGATGTATGATGTATATTATTTATATGTACAGAAAAATACATTATATATGCATGCATTCATACCTGATATGAAAACCAGTAAAATGATGAACTCAATATTTCGCAATATTTCTGAAAATGATTCTTTAGATAAAATTGAAGAAAGTGACGATGAAGAGGAATTTGAAAATATAAAAGATAACAAATATGTTAAAATGATAAAACCAGTATTGATGGAATGTGTTTTTAATCGCAAATTCAAGAGATGGGTACCGTTATGTGAAAAACCAACACATTTGGGGAAATACGTTCAAAAACTAGAAGAACTGGTTCACAACAATAACCATAATAGCAACAATAACCATAATAGCAACAATAACCATAATAGCAACAATAACCATAAGAATAACTACAATTACAATAAAAAGAAAGTATACAGTAAATATATATGATAACAAACTCAGATTCCGTATCTCTAGGTGGAAACAAAGCTTTGTTTGAACATGCGTATATTGGTGGAAAAAAGAAGTCAAAAAAAGCAGGGAAAATGAAAAAGCAAACGCAAAAGCAAAAGAAAAAGAGGAAACATAAAGCAACGAAAAAATCACGAAACACAAAAACGTGTATGTTCTGTAAAAAAAAAAAATGTAAGGGTTTATTTTGTTTCTTATAATTCTAACTGGCATGTTTTAACTTCTTTTTTATTGCGTTCATATGCACTCGTCCATGACTCTACATTCGTCATATCTACATAATCTTTTATTTTTATCATTTTAATTGTATATTCCGATTTTTTGTAAAATGCACGTCGTTTTTTCCATTGATTTTGAAAAACATCATGACTGTCAACAACGTCTACAATAATCTTCCCATCGCAACGTGTTCGCAATATTCGACCCACACTTTGTATAATATCTGTTTTAGGCGATACCATGACTAATGTATTTAGTGATTTAATGTCTAACGCTTCTGCGGCCATAGCATATGTTGCCAATACAATTTGTTTTGTTTCTGATTCTTGCAAAGCAATTTGTTTCATACCACCTACATATTGACCACATGTTGCAAACCCATTTTTGTCTATTTCCACATTCAAGTAATCTAGCAAATCGCGTTTGTGCGACAATACCATTATTTGTTTTTCAGAATTTTCCTTTATTAAATCCTGTAAAATACGCATTAAAAATTGTTGACGAGGAATAAAGTCACTAATTTGACTCACCATTGTACTGTACTTTATGTTTCCGCGAAAGTCGTGATGCTCTTGTTTGTATTCTTCATGACCATGATCATATTGAATTGCACGTACTTGTACACCGTCATTCTCTTTTCGTGTCTCGCTATAGATTTTAGGCCCAATAAACATATACAAAATTTCAGTCAATCCATCTTTTCTTTCTACAGTGGCTGATATTCCTAACATATATGGGGTAACCACTTTAAATAACGTTTTTGAAAACTCTTCTGAACCCACACGATGAACTTCATCTATTATCGTAAGACCAAAAGATGAAAATGTATTCACAGGATATGGACGATCATACATGGTTTGAATCATTCCAATCACTATGTCTTTGTCATCAATATCAAAAACTTTCCCTTGTATTTTGCCAATCCGTGCACTAGGTAAAAATTGGGATATCCTTTCTATCCATTGATTCATCAAAAATTCTTTATGGACAATAATAAGGGTTTTTTTTCCAATAAGACTACAAATATTTAATGCCATCACTGTTTTACCAGCACCACAAGGTACTTCTAGTATACCTCCACCACCACTATCACTTATATGATTCATATATACCCCTACAATTTTTTGCTGATAATCACGAAGTGATTGTGTAAAAGGGATACGAATATCGGTTCCAGCGCTCAATTCTATTTTATCAGGAATACCACAATGGGTTAACCCATAAAAACGAGGGATATATAGTTTTTGTTCATTTTCTCTGTATAAAATAATTTTTTTCTCTTCTGTCTTTACAGCTTTTACTGCGTGATTTTCTTTGGGAGATATAACTAATTCGTTTTTTAATTTTGTTAGTTCTACAGATGTTAATGATGCTTTTGATAAAACATAACCACGCGAATTAATCTTCATTTGTATTGTTATTATAAAAAAAAAGAGTATTGTTTTTATTCAATTTTTTAATTTAATAAATACTCCGCACAATAGAGGATCTAAACACCCATAATACCAGTTATCGATACTTGGTCCGCTCCATACACAGAAACTAATGCATCATATAGTAATTTTTCTTCTTCTAAGGTCAAATATTGATATCCCCAATGAGACACTAAACATTGACGTGACCACCGCAATTGTTTTATTTGTAGATTTGCGTCTATGTGTCTATCTTGTTTTTTTAAAGCAACAGAAAACCCACCTTCCATACGGTCAAGTCTTTCGATAGGGGACCATTCCGATGGTTTGTTTTTATTGTAAAACTCACATACCGGTTCATACTTGATTGTAGAAAATGTTACTTGAATCATGTTATATTATAAAAGTTGTGTAAAGATTATAATATAAAAAAAATCATTTTTGCCTTTTATACGGTCTATAATTTTGGTTGTATTTTTAAATACATACACGATAGTAAGGTGTATTCATTGATGTCGGACTACTTCTAATAAATTTACAAATTTGACCAGGGCGTAAACAAATTGCCAATGCTTGCGGATCGTATCTTGATATTTCCGGTAACTGTTTCATATGTTCAATATTGTATTTTTCTTTTATTTTATCTACTTCTTTTTCTGTCAATATAGATACTTTTGGTACTAAATAGTGTTCCAAAATATTGAATTGAAGACGTTTTAAATTATGTACCACAACAAAATGATTTGATTGATTGTATAATAAATTCAAGTGATTAATCATGGAATCATTTGGCTCTCCGTCGTAAATAATACATAAACAATCATCTTTAGTAAGAGTGTCAGAAAGAACAAATAAATCTTCCACGATGTTGCTAATCGCACTTGCGCTTAAGGTACTATTTATCACGTAACTGATATATGTTTTTTTCAAAGGTGCTTCATTGTCTGTTTTTTGATTTGTTAAAAGCATATCCAGTTGATTGTTTGTAATCATTGCATCAATTTCGTTAATACTAAAACCACCATAATCACTAATGTCGTACCCATAAACAGATTCTAAAATATTCAGAATTGTATGACGAGATTTGTATACTTGTAAGATTTGATTCCTAACAGACATATTTGTATTATATTATTTACAGTTCTTTTATTTATTTCAATTTTTGGATTTAATCTTCTAACTTTTTTATGATGAAATTATTTGCTTTGAAATCTGGAACAGAAGTTTGCGGTGTATTCGTTTCAGTTTCTTCTTGAACAAATTCTGGTGTATTTTCTGCATTATTTTCATTCGGTATACCTTGAGAATTGTCTGTTCCACCTTGGTTAAATATTTTTATGATATTTACCATCGGTTTTTCATCGTGTTGTTTTGGTACAGGAATTCTTGTGTCTTGAACATACTCTTCCTCTGGTAAAAAGGGGGTTTGTTCTTGATTTTTTTCTAAAGGTTTAAAATCAAACACAGTTGGACGTCGAATGTCTTTTGCAGAAACCAATTTTTTCGCATCTTTTACATTTAAATTTCGATCCATTGAATTTAATCCTATATTATAGTCATTCGTCTCTATCACATATGTACCTTCTAAATGATTCGCATGTGTAACCGTCCAAATTCGTTTTGTATTTTGATCGCCTTTCAAATAAACATCTTCGTTTACAACAAAACTTGACCCCCCACTTTGTTCTGTAGGTTCGATATTACGTAATACTCGATCTACATATTCTTTCCCTTCTGGTATTTCATCTGGTGTATTAGCTAAAAATATTGGAGAATCAGTGATTTCCATAGAGGATTGATTACTGGGTACATAAACGGAAGAAACACCCCAGGGATAGTCAGGTGAATCAAAATTATTTTCAGGAGGAGGTCCTTCTGGAGTATTTGATGTAAGTGGTCCTTCTTGAATATCTGATGTAATTCGTTTGGGCATATAATCCTGTATATTGAAAGCAGTTTGTGGAACATTTACATCTCTTTTCATTAATTTTTGAATATCAACTTCTTCTGTTTCAGGTGTCAAACTTGGGAATCTGGATGTTTTGTATTCTTCTTCAATGCTCTTTTCCAATATTGATTTTTTCTCTTCGGTCTCTTTCATTTTTGTTTGAATATTATCAATGACGGATTCTATTGTAGCATCTTTTTCATTCATTTGTAATGATACATTTTTCGAGAATTTCATACTTTCAAATTGATTAATATTGTCATCTGTAATGATGTGTAACTGTACATTCATACCTTGTAGTTCTTGTATCAATAATTTGAAACAATATGGAACATTTACAATACTAAATGATCTACCATGTTTTGTAATTTGTTTCACTTCTAGATTTCCACCATTTTCGAGAGACCCATTATATTGTATAGGACCGTCTGCACTTGGACTTATCAGTATATCTTTCTTTGGATTGTATATTGCCAACATACCTGTTTTATTACAAACTGCAACTTTGTACGCATCTGCTCGTTCCATCATAGATTCTTGTAGGAAGTGCGCCATACCATGTGATATTACAGCATCTCGTTCCATTTCTCCGATACGCAAACCACCATCATTTGCACGTCCACTTACAGGTTGTCTTGTCATTTTCGTAAGGGGTCCGGTAGCACGATGGTTTATCTTGTCTTTTACCATGTGTTTTAATCGCATGTAATAAGTTGGACCAATAAAAATAGAAGCTTCTAATTGTTTTCCACTCATTCCATCGTATAAAATTTCGTCTCCATTTGAATGAAACTTATGCTTAGTCAAAAGCTCTCCAAACATTCCTAATTTATTTTCACGATTATAAAATGCGGTACATTCACCGGCGGTCCCTTCCATCGTACATGCTTTTCCAACAATACATTCGATCATTTGTCCAATTGTCATTCTTGATGGTAAAGCATGTGGATTAATGATCATGTCTGGACGAATACCGTCTTTTGTAAAAGGCATATTTGATTCTGGAATCACCATTCCAACTGTCCCTTTTTGACCTGCACGAGATGCAAATTTATCACCAAATGTGGGAATTCGTTCTTCACGAATGCGGATTTTGGCAATCCGTTGTCCTTCGTCCCCTTCCGTCATAAATGATTTATCCACAACCCCCAATTGTCCTTTTTTGGTGGTCGTTGACATATCTTTTCTTTTACCAGTCGCTGAATCTACTAAGACGGTTTGTCCAATTAAAATGATTTTGTCGTGGATTTCTACATTTTCATTTATAATTCCATATTGATTTAAATGACTGTAATCATAATCAGGTTTCACACCGTCTACTTCCTGTAAATCATGTATTTTTCCAAACACTTTTTCCTTCACGACAATATCATTTTTTATTTCTTTTTCTTCATGTGCTTCATATGTTGTATAATAAGTTGTACGAAATAGTCCGCGTTGTAGAGCACCCTCGTTAATTAGTACAGCATCTTCAACATTATACCCAGTATAGCACATAATTGCCACGATTGCGTTTTCACCATAAGGTATTTCTTCTTGATTAATGTACTGTAAATAACGAGATTTTACAAGTGGTATTTGACCATTGTTAAGAACAACTGCCGTTTTGTCCATTCGCAATTGATAATTTGTACTGTACAAACTACACGCTTGTTTGCTTTGACCACAAGAAAACGAATTACGAGATGCAGGGTTGTGCTCTAAATAATTGATAAGATTACACATAACCCCATATGTGGTAGATGGATGTATTTCACAATGTGTATGTCTACTTTTTTCAGAAGCGACTTCATCAAAATTCATGGCAATTAACGATCCTTCTGTTTCTTGGGTATCAACGTATTCCAAAAGGGCTTTTAATTTCTGAATATTTTCAATGGGTGTTTTGTACAGTTCTTCCCATGAATAAAAATTTCCTTGAAAAGGATTGAAATTCGCGATTTCTTTTTTTTGAAATCCACTGATCAATTTGTACCATTGTTGTGTTTCATCTGTACTTAGCATCGATTTTTTTATTTGATCAAAATCGCTTTTTTTTTGGAATATAAACTTCCCATCATTATCGCTATAAAAAATAGGTCTACATAATCTTCCACCATCACAACAAATAATAATGGTATTTCGTGAAATGTCAAACATTGCACTTATGGTAATTGGTATAAGTCCTTGACGACGATGTAGTTTTATTTTATTTACAAGAGCGATTGGATCTGCTACACAACCTACCCAAAAACCATTCACAAACACTTTTGATAATCTATGTAAAGAAGAAGGGAGTGTCTTCGCCAAACGTTTCATTATAGTATTTTTCTCCAGCCATTTGATCATTGGTTCTCTCGAAATAAACGTAGATACGTGTGTCATAATAGATAAATGTTTATGTAAACCAATATTACCACCATCTGGTGTGTCTATTGGATCTACAATTCCCCATTGAGACGCATGTAATACACGCGGTGGTATGAGTTTTATACTAGAATCCATAGGTAAATTCGTTTTACGCAAATGACTAATCATACCATTATGAGACAAGCGATTCAGATCTTGTACAATGCCCAGTTTTTTTGTATGTGGACTCGCTCCCCAATTCCCTTTGAATGCTTTACGAACACCTTCTTCTACAGTTCTTATCGAGAATGCTTCATCAAATTTTCTATAAATCATACTGCTTAAATCAGAATAAGTGTCTTTTCCGAATTCATAACGATGTTCAAAGAATTTTTTAATATCTCGTTGTTGTAATTTGTAATATTCTGTAAATAAGTTTTTCATTAAAGGTCCGATTAATGCCAACCGTTTGTACTTGTAACTGTCTCGATCCGTCGATGGTTCCAATCCTGTTGCGACCGACAATAAACGGTTTGTCATGTACCCCAAATAATAAGCTTTTTCTAAATAATTTGTTTCTCCCACATGAGGTATAAAATAATCCGCTAAAATTCGCATTGTTCGTGTAATTGATCGACCTTTTACAAGTAAAGAAATGAAAGACACTGCGTCATATTGTGTTATAATAGAGGCAGCATCATGAACACAGTTGTCGAAATATGTAGCAAATAATGGATTTGTATATCTTGCATCCTGTAAAGTACAAAACGATATGATTTCTTCGTCCGGTAGAATACCCAACGCACGAAATACAATAAACAATGGTATTGGTTGATCACCTGCGTTTGGTATGAAAACACCAATACTCTCTTTTTTTATAGTCGGTGTAGATGCAATGATTCGTAATGACAATTGTCTTACTGGTTTTGAAACGTTTTCACTAACGGATTTTAGGTCTGCAGAAAATAAATACTTATCTCCATTGTCTTTGTAGACATTTAGCATATTATCGCCAAACTCTTCTTGTGGTATTACTGTTTTTTCTTTCCCATCTATGATAAAATAACCACCAATATCATTTTTGCACTCACCAAGGGCATATCTCATATCACGAGGTAAATTATACATTGGACATAAATTTGATTGTACCATAATGGGAAATCTACCTAAAAATATTTTTTCTAGTAACATTTTGACGTCTTGTTTATTACTCTGAATTTGTGTATTTTCTCTCATAGAAGCCATTTCAGATGGGGTATAATTATTCTTCAACGGTTGACCATTTTCAGATGTTTCTTTTGCATCAAGGTCGTCGTAAATAGCATATCCATTATTATCCAATGGAGTAGGAACATCATTTTCTCTCAATATTCTTGTATATTCTATCTCTACGTCGTAATGAATTGTAATTGCGTATGTCATGTTCCGTAAACGACATTCGTTGGGATACATGAAATGTGCATTGTCTTTGGAATCATGAATGACAGGTTTTCCAAAGTAAACACGACTTCCATCTTTTCCTCCGAAATACATTGAGCATTTTGATCGAAAATCCTGTATTTCTGTGTCGTAATCAACATCCAATTTTATAGGATTCATATCTTTAAACAATTGAATTAACTGTGTATCATAAAATTGATTGAAAGATTCAATATGATGTTTCACTAAAGCTTGAGGATTGTCTTGAAAATATAAATCAATAATTTTCCATATCGTAGATTCTTCCATATTATTCCTGCTATAGTTATAATCCATATTAAATCTTTCTATCGTTTTCAGGTTAAAATAAAAAAGGATTCACATATATAGGAATGGAAGCTCTAATCAATTATTTTTTTAGTCCTCTGGAGAAACAATATTTTTGTACATTTTTTTTAGTTTTAACAATATTTGGGTTTGTATTTGTATTAGGTGCATTATTCATGTTAATTTATGGTTTATATAGAAATATGGGCACAGTTACGTTTGGAAAACATGTTACAATATTGGTATTTTACAGCTTATTTTATTTGCAATCAAGATTACTATATTCTATGTGTATAGGTTCAATACAATAAATATTTAGGAAAAAATCTTAGTATAATATATAAAGATGAAATCAGGTGATTCTCTTGAAAACTATTTATTTGGTCCTCTTGATAAGAGCTACTGTTTGTTGTTTTATGTATTCTCGGTAATCATGTTTATTCTATTCGTCCTTGCCATTTTGGGTCTTGTTATGAACTTCGTTAAAGGAAAGCGAATGTCAATGGTAGAATTTGGTCTAGTTGCATATTCCCTTTTAGCAACATTTTTGTCTTATTTGGCTTACCGTTTGTTGTATTCGATGTGTATTTCTAGTAACCTTTCCGAATAAACATATATTTTTGTGTTCCTTTTCGTAAATTGATATCCTGTTATAATACAAATTATGAATATTTTGTATTATAGTAATTATTGCAAGCACTCCAAAGGAATCCTGGATTATTTAGTAAAAAATGATATTGCAAAGACGTTGAATTGTATTTGTGTAGATCGCCGTAAAGTAGATCCTCAGAATGGACAAACACACATCATTTTAGAAAACGGTACAACTGTACTATTGCCACCTAATGTATATAATGTACCTTGTGTTTTACTTGTAAAAGAAAATTATCGCTGTGTAGTTGGGAATGAAATAAAACAACTGTTTCAAACCCAAGTTTCCGAAAGTCAAGACTTTGCTTTTCAAGGTAATGGCGAACCAATGGCTTTTTCTCTTGGATCAAAAGATATCCAGTCTGAACAATTTACATTTTTCAATGCAAGTTCAGAAGACCTGAGCGCGAAAGGTTCTGGTGGAATGAGACCCCTGTACCATTATGTACCAGCAGGTGGCAAAATCGGATCTATTCAAACACCACCAGATACATATAGACCAGATAAGGTATCTCAAGACGTTACGGTAGACACAATACAACAACAGCGCATTGATGAAATGAGTCAAAATATGGCTGGATTGAATCAAACACCATTTTTGCCAACAAATAATAACGTATCGAAACAAATATAAAAATAGAATATATATATTTATAAATGTCGGCTGCATCCATATTATTAAAAGGTTTTAATAAACACTTTTTTCAATTTATCGACGATATGATTTTTTATTTTCCTGAAAACGAAGATATAAATATATCTAGATCATATTTTGAAACAATAAAACAAGCAAATCCAACATTATTGGTGAAAATTTGGCACCATAATATTTATTTGCCATATAACAGTGAAATTGAAGCAGGCAATTTGTCATTCTTTTTTGAAAAAGATTATTCTCAGGATGTAAAACAAATGCCGAATAGTGATCAAATATTGAAAGTTATCGATACATCTTTACGCGAACCATTAAAAATAATGGATGATGCAAATATGGAAAAGTGTAAAGAACATTTCAAATTAGTGACACGTTTGTCTGCGAAATATATGGAAGAAAAAGGACATATGTAATAAAACTAGGATTGTACAAAAATAAATGTGATATCAAAAACATCATATTTATATTATCATTTTCTTTCTATTTTACTAATTAATTTCGCCTCTTTCCACATTTGTCCTACCTTTTCCATACACCGTTCGTGAACTAATTCTACAGAAACATTGTCTATTGATGACTTCCATAATAATAATTCAGTCAATGTCTCTTTGAATACTTGGTGATTCAACAATACATGTAATTCTTTTGCTTCTTGTGCAGTTTCTAAATAATGTTGCTCATTTAGATCAATATGTTCCCATTGATTGAAAAAATATTCATACATTTGTGTGTATTGCCGAAAATGCAGTAATTGTATGATTCGTTTTTCAAAATGATCAGAATGGTTTTCATTTGTGTCTAAAATGTTTTTTCCAGAACGCAATTGCTCAAGAATCCCTTTTGCAGTGACGGCTTCATCAAATAAATGTTTTCTTTGCTCCATACATTTACACTAGATTTTCTTGTTTATATTTTTCATATTGTAATAAATGTAAAATAGATCCTGGTTCTAGCGCTAACACATACTTTCGAACGATTTCTTTTTTTACAATGACCTTTTTGTCTTCTTGCAAAGATGGTTTATATATGGTTTCGTGAATCTGACGTATGTGGTAATAATATTTTTTATCTACAACTGGCTTTGTTTTCAAAATGAAATGCTGCAAATAATTTTGATGTAGTTCTACGATCATTTTTTCATACATCTCATGAAATTTCCAAAACGTTTGCTTATACTGCGAAAAATGCTTCAAAAAATCCTTTACTTTGTCTATTCGGCGAAGGCAAATATATTGATACATCAAATTCGGATGTGTTCCGCGTAATTGTTGAAGTTCTTGATAATGAGCATTTATAACAAAACTTCGATCACCTGTATTTTTATTGAGTAAACAAATTCCCATTTGGTCAGCAGAATATGTGTTATACATTTTACAGCATTCATCATAACTATCAATCGTCTCACTGTAAATATTTGGAAAACATATTTTTTCTTTCAAACAAGGAAATGTGTCTACGCAGTTGTACGATGGAATATAACGTATGTCATTTATTGTACCGTTCACATGTAGCTCATAATACCCAGTAAAATATAGATTTGCCTTTTCATTTTTCAACACAATGTGATTATCTGGGTGCTGTAATATAAAATGGTAGCAATTTTCTTTTGGTAATTTTTCCAAAATGTCCCATTCGTTTAACGACAAAACATCTATAAAATCTAGTAACATATCTCGATAAGTGGGAGACGTAGTCTCCTTCATTCGATAATAAGAATATTTGCCAGAAACTGAATTTCTTGTCGATATTTCCCAGTCGTTTTTACGGTGATCATAGAACAATTGTATCGAAACCCCTTCTATCATTTCTTCGGCAATGATGTTTTCAGGTGTAGGATGCATCGTTTTGAAAGTGCTATATTCATAAGATTTTGGGGTACCAATTGATAATATTTTTCTGGTTACAGGATCAAGAACAACTGCGTTATACAATCCTCGAATAGTATCATTATTACATAACATTTCCGCATCGTAATTTAACATAACATAATTTACACTTGTTTTTGTTATGTCCCTTGACTTTATATTTTGTAATTTCTCAATATCCACATTAGAGGTGTTTAGGTGAGTGACAGGTGGCATTTCTCTTGAAAAGTTGTTAGTCATACTTTACTAGATTTTTTACATTTATATATTTTAGAAAATAAACATAAAAATTGAATTTATTAGTATCTAACACTGCTTTACATATATCTCTGTAAAAATGCAAACTCCTATTAGTAAAGTTGGTCTAAAAAAAGGCACAAAGCCTAAAAAGAAAGATATCGAGGAAGATATCATGAAAACTATTAAAAATGAATGCAATAAACCAGAAATGGAAAATAGTTTATTGTTAGATCATTTAGGAGATTATCGTCAAGAACCATTTGATTTACTACAATCTTATTTTGAAGGAAGACCTTTAGCACGGTTGGTAAGACACCAGATCGAGTCTTATAACAACTTTGTTAACTTTCAACTTCAACGAACGATTGAAATGTTCAACCCTGTTGTCATAAAATCAGAGGCTGATTATAATCCGGAAACAAATACGTACGGTTTGATAATAAATATTAGTTTAAAAAATGTACGTTTTCAACAACCACAAATATACGAAAATAGTGGTGCAATGAAAACTATGTTGCCACAAGAAGCACGATTGCGTAATTTTACGTATGCGTCAAGTTCCATTGTTGATTTGCATGTAGAATACGTTGTACGTGACGATAAAAATGAAGAAAAACAGTTTTCAAAAGTACTGCCCAATATAAAATTATGCAGTTTACCGGTTATGTTGAAATCATCCATTTGTATTCTTAGTCAAAATGATTCAATATCTGGTATACAGTCTGGAGAATGCGAAATGGATTGTGGTGGTTATTTTATTATCAAAGGATCAGAAAAAACAGTATTGTGTCAAGAACGAGCAGCAGAAAATAGAATTTATGTTTTTAATGGAAAAAATACACCTAAATGGGATTGGGTTGCAGAATTTAAATCTGTACCGGATTCAAAGTGTATATCTCCTAAACAAGTGGAACTTATGGTATCCTCAAAACAAAATACATATGGTCACGGTATACATATTGTTATACCAAGATTAAAGCAAAAGAGATCGATTGAGTTATTTGCTTTGTTTCGAGCATTAGGTGTACTGTCAGATAAAAAAATATGCGAATATATTGTTCTAAATGTACACGATCCTAAGAACAAACAAATACTCGAATATTTACAAGCATCTATTGAAGATGGTAAACAATTTGTTACTGATATTGAATCGATTGAAGAAAATGCCATGCAGCACGTTATGTCTGTCGTTGCTTACAATCCTTATCAAACAGACAAAGGAGCACCTCCCATTCCTAAACTAGAATACACAAAAGAAATATTCAAGAATGACTTCTTTCCTCACTGTAAAACTCGAGAACAAAAACTATTTCTGTTGGGTTTCATGGCAAATCGACTGATTCGTACGGCATTGGGATGGAACCCTCCGGACGATCGTGATTCCTATTTAAATAAACGTATTGAATTATGTGGTTCTTTGTTGAACAATTTGTTCCGAAATCATTACATACGTTTTGTCAAAGATATGGAAAAACAAGTTATTCGTGAAATTAACATCGGTGCATGGAGATCTTCTGAAGATTACGAAAGCATTATTAATATGACAAACGTTTACAAAATTATAAAACCTACTACGATTGAAAATGGAATCAATCGCGCATTGTCTACAGGTGATTTCAGTGTGAAACAGTCAAGTAGCAGCAGTAAAGTAGGGGTTGCACAAGTATTAAATCGGTTAACATACTTGGGTACATTGAGTCATTTACGACGAGTAAACACTCCATTAGAAAAAAATGGAGAGTTGGTCGCTCCGCGTAAACTGCACAATACCACATGGGGATTTTTATGTCCAGTAGAAACCCCAGAAGGACAGTCAATTGGTATTGTAAAAAACATATCGTTTATGACTCATATGACAATACCTACTAGCAGCTCTGCATTGTATGAAATTGTAAATCCTCATATTCTAGCAGTGGAAAATGTGAAATCTCCTTCGGAATTGTTTGATTTCGTAAAAGTTTTTATTAATGGAACTTGGGTAGGCGTTTCGAAAGAACCTGTACACATGTATCACCTCTTGAAAGAAAAGAAACAGAAAGGAATTATTAACATTTACACTTCTATCACTTTCGATTATACTCGCATGGAAATACGAATATGTAATGATGGTGGTCGTATGACACGCCCTGTTTTAAAAGTAAAAAACAATGGCGTTTTGATTACCAAAGAAATTATAGATAAATTGAAAAACAAAGAATTACAATGGAATGATTTGTTGACCGACTGTAGATTAGAAGAATCGGTCATTGAATATATTGATCCAGAAGAACAAAATCACACAATGATCGCAATGAATTTCAAGGGGAAATATCTTCACGAAACTACCCCTTATTATGATAAAAAGAAAGAGCTTAATACCAAATACGAATTTTGTGAAATTCATCCGTGTACTATACTGGGAGTATTGGCATCTTGTGTTCCTTTCCCAGATTGTAATCAAGCGCCCAGAAACACTTATCAGTGTGCTATGGCAAAACAAGCGATTGGTATAAGTACTATGAATTACAACCAACGTATGGATAAAACCACATACACTTTGAATTATCCGACAAGACCTTTGGTAGATACACGAATGATGGACTTTTTACAGTTGAATCGTATACCCTCCGGATGTCAAATTCATGTTGCCATTATGTCTTACACTGGGTACAACCAGGAAGATAGTGTGCTGATCAACCAAGCCGCAATTGATCGTGGACTTTTTGCAGCCACTATTTATCATACCGAAAAGGATGAAGATAAAAATGTCATACGTGATGAAATCATTCGCTGTAAACCGGATCCTTCCAAGACAAAAGGAATCAAACATGGGAATTACAGTAAATTGAATGTTCATGGATTCATTCCTGAAAATACACAAGTAGAAAACCGTGATATCATTATCAGCAAAATCGCTCCCATCAAAGAAAACCGTAATGATCCAACAAAGGTTATCAAATACGAAGATCAAAGCAAGAGTTTCCGTACTACCGAAGAAACCTATATCGACAAAAATTATACTGGACGTAACGGTGAAGGTTGTAATTTTGCAAAAACACGTATTCGTATTTTACGCAAACCTGTAATAGGTGATAAATTTTCGAGCAGACATGGACAAAAAGGCACTGTAGGAAGCATATTGTCTGAATGCGACATGCCTTTCACGAAAGATGGAATGCGACCTGATTTGATTTTGAATCCTCATGCAATTCCATCGAGAATGACCATTGCCCATTTGAAAGAAACGATGCTTGGAAAAGTGTTGGTACAGCTCGGTATGTTTGGGGATGGCACTAGTTTTGGCGATCTAGATGTCTACAGTATTGCAAAGGAACTACAAAAATGCGGTTTTGAAAGTTATGGCAATGAAGTGTTGTACGATGGAGCAACTGGAAAACAATTGGAAACAAGCATTTTCATCGGACCAGTGTTTTATCAAAGATTGAAACATATGGTGAATGACAAAGAACATAGCCGTTCTATAGGACCAGTTGTGAATTTGACACGTCAGCCAGCAGAAGGAAGAAGCCGCGATGGTGGATTCCGCATTGGAGAAATGGAACGTGATGTCATGATTGCACATGGAATGTCGAAGTTCTGTCGTGAACGTATGTACAATGTTGCTGATAAATATGCGATTCATGTATGCAAAAAATGTGGCATGACCGCGACTTTCAATAGCGGAGATAAAGGTGTCATGCGATGTAAACAAGGAATGTCCGTACATCGATGCAATACATGCGATAATGTAACTGACTTTGCTTATGTCGAAGTGCCATATGCTTATAAATTAATGTCACAGGAATTGCAGTGTATCAATGTGATCCCTCGATTGATCACCACTTAATGGGGGAAGTTAGTTGCCCTGGTCCTCTTTTCCAAAAAGATATTTAGGCATTTTGTAAAAAACAAATAGAAAAGTTTTGAGAGAATTTTTGGAAATGATTTAGGAATTTTGAAAACACTTTTTAGAAAAAACATTTTTTAAAATACTCTTTTTTATTGCTTTCTTTTTTGAAAATTAAATGAAGATGTGTTGGATCGCATATGGGCAAATCGTAATGCCAGATTGGTCATCTAGGCGCATATTTTTATAGTATTCCCATGAATTGCATTTATTCCATAACCGAATCGTATTTATGATCATATCGGCGGTACCGTAACCTTGTAATTGAATGACGAGTTGTTTTTGAGCGTGTCCATCTGGCAATCGACTGCACAATGTATTGATGTCTTGTTGTATTTGCATATTTCGCAAGTGGGTAGCGTCTGAATAAGCGTTGGACATGATTGTTTTTGACTGATATAAAAAACAATGTATTTTCAATTTTGTGTTTAACGTCTTTGGCGTTGAGAACGTCCGGTTTTACGAGATTTTCTTGATTTACGAGTTTTTTGATTTACGAGCTTTTTTGATTTACGAGCTTTTTTGATTTACGAGCTTTTTTGATTTACGAGTTTTTTGATTTACGAGTTTTTTGATTTACGAGTTTTTTGATTTACGAGTTTTTTGATTTACGAGTTTTTTGATTTACGGCGGCGTCTACCTCCTTTTTCTTTTTCTTTTTTTGCTTGTTCTGCTCCTTCTCCTTCTCCTTCTTACCGTATAAAAACCATTTATCTTTATAATAATATTTGAACGCAATCATTCCTAAACGTTTTAGCCATAAAGGTACCGCATTTCCGAATAAGTAAGTGGTTTTCCTGTTTTTGGTTCGGTAAACATATGTTTTACGGCTACATCCATCCCTTGTGTTTTCATCACTTCTGCTGCTTTTTTATTGTTATCGTCCATATGTGGCATGACTGCATCTAACAACGTACCATTTGCAATGGATGTTTTTATTTGATTTGCAATATCTATAGACGGTACAGGTGTGACTCGAAATATTTTTTTATTGTACCACTCCTCCATAGGTTCAAATGCCAAACGATTTGCGTGTTTGGAGTTTTCAAAATCATTCAATTGTGGACTTTCTGTTTCTTGGAAATGATCATATGTTTTTTCTCGTTTTAATAACTTTCCGAGCGTATACCATTTTCCTTGCTTATCTTGAATATCGTAACTCGTATTAAAATCTAATTCGCTTCTAAATAACATGTTATTATGCTAATGCGTTATTTATTTAAATTGTTTTCATTTTTGTTTTAAGAAAGGGAGAATACTTTTGTATAGTAAGCCCAAAAGAAAATACCTACAAAACATTTCGATAACAAATCAAGCACGTTATACACTAAATTCTTTTCAAGATCTCCCATAAAATAGGCCAATCCATAAATTGACCACAAAATAACAAACGCCCAAAAGAGTATTTTATTATCGAAATTATTGCCTACGTAGTTGCTGTAAATAAAATAATACAATCCGATGAAAAATACAAATCCTATGGCATTTGCGACTGTTTTATCAAACATTTGAAGTTCTCCTAAATAGCCGCTTCCCAACATTCCGTAGTTGAGAGCAAGAACTGCTAAAAAGGAGTAAAAGTTAAACGGTCCAGCTTTATTGTTGTACAATAGAGCCAATACCAATACAAGCAACATAATCGGTGTAGTAATTGACCAATCTAAGTATCGTGTAAAGTTGATCTTGGCATAATCTACTTCTTCGTCTTTGTTTTCAAACATACCCACAAATTTACCGTAAAAGAAAGCCGCTACGACAGAAATACATGTTTCTAAATTCAAAATATTACGAATCTTAGAATCATTTGTTCGTATAGCCTCAATGAAAGTGATCGTCGCAGTCGTCATTAAAAATGCATAAGTAATGTAAAAACTGGAATTTACTAATTCGGTATTAGTTACACTGAACATTATATTAAATATACAGAAAAAACAATCGTTTATATTGAAAAAATGATCAATGTGAATACTATAGATAGATGGAATTAGAAGAAGTAGATAGCTCTGTTTTTATAAATGATTTGAGAGAATATACAGAATTCAAGACGAACACGTTTTCAGGTTACAAAAAAACGGATGTAAAAAAGGAACTATTACAGTCTCTCAGTAAATCGAAAATAGAAAATGCTTGTTATTGGACTGCGGAAATGATTTGTGCCGGTCATTTTATGGATTTATGGGAGATATTTTTGTTTTATTTAGGAAAACACATTCATTTAGCAAATCCAAAGTTGCCAATATATCTTGATAAACGGTTTCAGGTATTTCGAAATATTATGATTCAGGGACTACATTATGATGAATTGCAATTGAGAAATAATCCAACCATTCGAAATATGTTTGCGGAAATATGTTGTGTTTTGGCGTCTTCGCCAACAAAGCCTACATTTGAATCAATTAAAATGGATCGAACAGAAGAATTCGATATGACGAAGATATCCGAAAAACTAAAAGCGCCTTCAACAGATTTTTCAGTTGATGTTTTGCAAAAAGAAGATCCGAAAGAAGTTGCAATTGCAATCAATGAATTTTCCTATCATATTTCAGATGTGAACGGTCATATTCCAAATATGGCGTTTGCGTGTTATTGGATCGAATGGTTTATTAGTTTTGATCAGATTTGTAAAAAAAGAAAACATCCTTGTTTGGCTCATACACGAGATAAGATTCCTGTAGAACATAAATACCAGAAGGAAATTATATGGATTTTATGGGATGCGATCTTTCTTCATTGCAAGGATGATTATTTGAAAACGATCTTAAAATCGATATTGAATTTGTTTTGTCTCAAATTTACACCGGCGAGTATAAAAAAACGTGTATATTTATTGTACTTTGCAGTGTCCATTATAACAGAACCTTTCATTCGAAACGTACAAATGATCCCTGATAAAAAATTGTTGGAAAATACAATTCATAATATTTCTACGGTGTATAAGGAAATAAAAAAATCAGAAGTCAGCCCACAAACAGACTATTTATTTGCTGGGTTGCATGATAAAAACAATGTTCAGAAATCCATTCAGAAAATAGAATTGCTGAATTCTTTTGTTCCAAAGTCTTTAGAGAAATAATATGTAAAAATTGAAAAATATATAAATATTTCGTACATACAAGAAGAGGTCATGGAAACGTTAATGAAAATGTCTTTTGAGGAATTTGTAGTTGCACTTGAAACAAATAAATTGCCTCGTATAGAATTAAAGCCTCGACCAAAATTACTACGTTCAAATACAGGAACATTTAATTCGTATGAATCATATTTATTATCTCTATACTCGAATCGTAATCATTTTCAGTACTATGATGTAGAAATTATCCTTAGAAAGTATAATATACCCCATGTACGAAAACATTCCGAATATTTTTCTAGCATTAAAAGTATCGAAAGCATAGACACGTTTGATTGTGAAAAAAATCATATGAAAACAGATAAAGAAGATGATAGAAGTTTTTCGTTTGATTCCATTAGCCGAGAAAATAGTATTGACTCAGGTGATAGCACCTCATGGTATTACGGATATAGTTCATGCCCAAACAAACAATAAAATGAATCAATTATTAACTTGTTATTCTGGTAATCTGGCAGCGACCACATTACTTCATCAATGTAAATTAGACGTTTTTTTATGGCCAATGTTCATTATAGGATCCTATGTACATTTTAAACACGATATTGATTTATATGTGAAAAATCGTTATTATGGTCATTTAGTGAATGGTTTGTTTTTGGGAATGATGATTCAATACCCATTGTTGTTCTATTCCTACATGACAGCAATTCATGTGCCAAATCATTATAAAAATGCGTGGCCTTATATTCAAGAACATAAATGGACAACATTAATGTTATTAGTATGTACAGGGGGTGCTTCTTATGTGGGATACGATGTTTGTCGAAATGTATTCATGCCATATGATCTGATAATAGGGATTATTCTGGGGCATGTAACATATCAAGAAGTGTCTGTACACAAATCATTTTAATTTTATTGGGAATAAAAAATTAAAATGAACTACCGAAAGATCCACCCAACGCAGTGTTTGCTGCCAGGGGACCCATGTCAAACGAAGGAGCCGCTGGACCACGAATCATTTCGTCAGGTCCGGTACTTTGGCGTATTGTTGCCATTGGTGCTGGTGGGAATACATCTTGCATTGTATCCATATTGTCTCCTCGGCTTGGGGAGTGTTGACTTACCCCTGGACGTGATCCTTTTGGTTTCTGTCCTTCCATGTTTTCTTGAGGACCACTCCACATCTCGACTACGCGATCTACTAAAATATTTACTTTAATACCAATCTTTGTTTGAATACTCAACACGAGAATCATAAACGCCAGAATAACATTTGTTAATGTAAGTGCTTCATATTTGAATTCGCTATATGTAGGTACAAAAGTGATGACACGATGTATGATGATAACGCCTACAAACATGACAATTAGTTGAATCAAAACTTCGATCAATACTTCGATAGAGGATTTATCTGCATCTGCTTCTGGAACAAACCGCTGAATCATTTTATTGAGCAATACAATCGGTATAACTCCTAAAAGAGAGTATTGTACCACATTCAGAATTTCTGCTTTTCCTTCTTCCGTTGTTGAAAAAACATGTGAGAAAAAGGTTTTTCTGGTTCCGATTGGTTCTAAAACATTTGTTTCTCCAATATTCATTATATGTCTTGTACGGAGAAATTATCCTAAATGTTTATAATTGTGATTCGCTATCCTTTTTCATTGGATTTTATTATATTGATAATTATTATTATTATTATTATTATTATTATTATTATTATTATTA